GCGACTCCCAGCGGCGCGCAGGCGCGTGACGCCATCGACGCCGTGGTGCACAACGCGACCACGCGCGTCAGCGGCGTCATCCATCCCGACGTCCACGAGATCGTGCGCAACGCCCGGGCGCTCGCGCACCAGCTGGTGCGCATGTCCGAGGCGCTGGCCGCCATGGCCGCCGCGGTGATCACCCTGGGCGCCAAGCTCAACGAGAAGCCGGAGATCACCCCGGAGGAGATCGCCGACCTGCGGTCCAAGGCCGACCAGCTGGACATGCTCAAGAACCTGCTCAACAAGTAGGCCGAAGGCGGCGGAGGTCCTCGGATCTTCGCCGCCTACTGTCGACTACCCAACACGATCGAAGGTGAACCAGATGACCACTCGACGCCGTCCAGGACCACGCTGGCGCCGGCTCTTCCTACTCCCGACCGGCAACCGGCGCCAGCGGCGCGCGCGGGCGGCCGCCACGGCGGCGGTGCCGTCCGCGCCGCTCTACCCGCCGCGGCCCGCGTACCCGCCGCGGCCGCTCCAGCCGCCGCCCACGCGGCCCGCGCTCACGGGCCGGCGCGGCTCGGACGGCGCGTCCTCGACGTCGGCTCCCGTGATTAAGATCACGGCCATGGAGACGCCGGCCACGGGCACGCCGATTCACCGCATGCCTGCGACGGAGGGCGAGCACGGCGTGAGCGCGCGGCTCGTGCCGCGTAAGCCCGAGCAGTCCCCCGATGAGTTCCTCATGACGGAGGGGTGGCAGCGGTTCTTCGACGCGGCCATCCGACGCGAGGACGTCGTGGAGTTCACCGTGCGCCAGGGAAGCGGCGCGACGGTGCGCGTCAGTGAGACGACCATCGAGATCCCCAAGATCTTGGCGCAGCCAACGCGCGTCGCGCACCTCTGCCGCTGCTGCTGGACACTGGCATCCGGCGACCAGCTCACCGGCCAGCTGTGGAGGTGCGACGAGTGTCGACAGATCGCGGCGTACTGACGCCCGACACGAAGCGGTGCGCGCGCTGCCTCGCCGTCAAGCCGGTCTCCGAGTACTACCCGCGGCGCACGCTGGACGGCCGCCCCTTCAGCTACTGCAAGGCGTGCGTCCTGGACGTCACGCGCGACCGTCACGTGCGTCGGCAGCGCCGACTGGACGAGGTGGGACGGCGACTGGCCAACGACCTGGTGGTAAGTGGTAAGCCGATCGACTTTCCTAAGCTGCCGCGCGCGGCGCGCACGTACGTCATCGAGCTTCTCGACACTCCGGGACGAGCGGCGCAGGACGTCGCGGACCGGGCGGGCTGCTCGCTGGGCACCGTCTACCGGCACCGCAACAACCGGCTGATCAACGAGAACTCCCCGAAGTAAGATCGCATTCTCATGTGGTATGGTCGACTAACGGCGCCGGATGTTGGTCGGCCATACCACCACGCGAGGCACGATGAACGGACACGACACGCATGTTGATCCTTTGCGACGGAACAGACGGCGCGGGCAAGTCGACGCTCGCCACGCGGCTCACGGAGTACCTGGAACGTCACCGCCCCGGCGACACGGTCGAGCTGTGGCACGCGGGCAAGCCGACGACGCACCCCCTCGACGAGTACGTCACGCCCCTGCTCGGGTACCGGCCCGGACGTGGACACCACATCATCTGCGACCGCTGGCACTGGGGCGAGACCGTCTACCCGGTCATCAAGGGGCGACCCACGGACCTCGACCGGCCGACGCACCGGTACACGGAGCTGTTCCTCCAGACGCGCGGCGCGTTGGGCGTGCACGTCTGGCGCGACGTGCACGAGCTGCAGGCGGTCTTCCGCGACCGTGGCGAGTTCATCTTGACCGACGCCGAGCTCCACGAGACGCAGAAGCTCTTCACGGTCGCGTACAACGACTCCACGATCACGAAGCGCACGATTCGTCCCGATGAGGCGGACGTCGTGGAGTACATCGTCGCGGAGGCGGCGCGCGCCGAGCTTAAGGCACGATCCGTCGCGAGCCTCGTGACGTACGTCGGGCCCCCGCAGGCGGACACGTTGCTCTTGGGCGACGTTCGCTGCCCGGGCAATCACAACCCCGCGGGACCGGCGTTCACGCCGTATCCCGCCACATCGGGCGCGTTCCTGATGCGCGCTCTCCACGAGTCGGGCATGGCCGAGACCCTCACCGGTGGCCTGGGAATCGCGAACGCGTGCGACGTGGACTCCGTCGCCGACCTCGTCGCCAGCGTGCGGCCGTACGCGGTCGTCACGCTCGGGGCCAACGCGTGGAAGACGTACACCGGCGCGTTCGGCACGGAGGGTGTCGGCGCCGTTCCTCACCCGCAGTACGTTCGCCGGTTCCATCACAAGCACTGCGCGGACTACGGCGCCGCCATCTCGGAGGCGTCATACTACCGAAGGGACATGCGCTCGTGGCGACCCTGATCACCGCACTCACCGGACCCGCGGCCTACCTGGAGCTGGTGCGGACCGTCGTCAAGAACGGCGTCAAGCGCTCTCCCCGCAACCAGGCGACGCGCGACCTCGGCATGACCGTCGTCGAGATCGAGCGGCCCCGACGCGCGACTCCCCTGGGCGTCGGCCGTGGACTCAACCGGCACATCATGGCCGCGGAGGCCGTCCAGCTCGTCGGCGCCTTCTCGGATGCCAACCTCATGCCCGCGACGTTCGAGCCGTACAAGGAGGCCGACGGCCGGTTCTGGGGGGCGTACGGTGACCGCATCGGCTTCCAGCTGATGGACGTCGTGCGCAAGATCCGGCAGGACCACGCGACGCGGCAGGCCGTCATCGCGCTGTGGAACCCGCACCTGGACAACGTGCCGTTCAAGAACGACTACCCCTGCACGCTCAACCTGACGTTCTCGACCGATGAGGACGGCTACCTCGACCTTGACGTCATCATGCGCAGCCAGGACGTCTGGCTCGGCACGCCCTACGACTGGTGCCAGTTCAGCGTGCTGCAGCAGACGGTGGCCACCCTGACCGACCGTGAGTGCGGGCTGTACCGTCACACGACGTTGTCCACGCACATCTACGAGCGCGACGTCGCCAAGGCGTTGGAGAAGCTCCATGACGAACCCGAGGAGGTCGAGGGTGACTCGTTCCCCGCAGGACTGGCGCGCCCCGGTGATACCCCTATGGAGACCATCCAGCGGGTCCGGCAGATCCCGTACGTCGACCGCGCGTACATGGTCCACGAGCACTGGTTCCGTGACGCCATCCTCAAGGGACGAGGCAACCTGCATGCGTGAGCGTCCGTCGTGGGATGAGGTCTGGCTCGCGGTCGCGCAAGATGTCGCCGAGCGCTCCCTGTGCGAGCGCGACCGCGTCGGGGCCGTCATCGTGGACCACCGCAACCGTCCCGTTGCCGCGGGACACAACAACCCGCCGCGCAACTTCGATCACGGAAACCTCGGCTGCACCGCGTGGTGTACCCGGGCGGTCGACGGCGGCGGCGATGCGGAGTACTCGACGTGCCCCAGCCTGCACGCGGAGGCGAACGCGCTGATCGTAGGCGATGAGTCGGCGCGGCAGGGCGGCACGATCTACGTCACCAGTCACATCTGCTTCACGTGCGCCAAGCTGGTGGCCAACTCGGGACTGGCGCGCGTCGTCGTGGCGCCGCACTTTCCCGCGCTGCACCGGGCACCTCAGACGGGCTACGTGCTGCTCAACCGATGCGGAGTGGAAGTGGAGATCAAGAATGTGCTGTGACGGCTGCTGCACCCGACCGGAGCCGGTCGACGAGCGCGAGCTGCGAGCGGTGGTGGAGCGCGCCGTGTCCGACTTCGACTTCCACGTCTATGATGCGGACGTCGTGGCCACCGTCAACTCGATGGACGCCCGGCTCCAGACGTGGCGTCGCGCGCTGGTCGCCGACGTCACCGACGCGGTCACAAGTGTGGTGAGCACCGCGTGAGTCTTGATGACGTGCAGGTCCACCTGGTGGACTCCACCGAGGACGTCGCCGACTTCATGCGGTGGCTTGGTGAGCGGCGACCCGACAATGAGATCGGCTGCGACACGGAGTCCACGGGACTCGATAAGCAGAAGGACCTCGTGCGAACGGTCCAGTTCGGCGACGCCGTCCACGGCTGGACGATTCCGATCGAAGACTGGCGCGGCGTCGTCAAGGAGGTGTTCACCAAGTTCACCGGCACGTATGTGGGGGCAAACTGGCCGTTCGATGACGCCATGCTTCGCAACGCGGGCATTGAGCCGCCGGCACGCGACAAGATTCACGACACGCGCATGATGCACCACCCGCTCGAGTCGACATACTCCACGGCGCTCAAGAACCTCGCGGCGCGCTACGTCGACCCGCGCGCCGCGGCGGCGCAGAAGGACCTGGATGACGCCATCAAGATCTACGGGTGGGACGGCATTCCCGTCACCTTCCGGCCCTACTGGGTGTACGCCGCGCTGGACCCGGTGCTCACCAAGCGGGTGAAGGACGTCATCTACCCGCGGGTGCAGGCCGAGTGTCCGAGGGCGTACGACCTGGAGCTGGCGACGTCGTGGGTCACCAGCGACGTCGAGCGGTACGGCATTCACATCGACGCCGAGTACGCGGAGCAGGCCTTCGGCAAGTTCGAGCGGTACGTCGCCGACTCCGGTAAGTGGGTGCAGGACAACTACGGCATTTCCGCCGGCTCCAACCCGGGCGTCGTCAAGGTGCTCAATGAGCTCGGGTACGAGTGGAGTAAGACGACGGCGTCCGGTGCGGCGGCGCTGGACAAGGAGATCCTCGCCGGCATCGAGCACCCGCTCGCCCAGACGGTGCTGTCGCGTCGCCAGCGGCAGAAGCTCGCTAAGACGTACCTCCGGCACTTCATTGACGAGCGTGACGCGTCCGACCTCATTCACTGCTCGATCAACTCGGTCGGCGCGCGGACCGGCCGCATGTCCGTCCAGCGTCCCGCGCTCCAGACGCTGCCGCGGCGCAGTGAAAAGAACTCCGACGCCATCGTCATTCGCAACTGCATCTCGGCGCGGCCGGGACACACGCTCCTGATGTGCGACTTCGACCAGATCGAGATGCGGATCCTCGCGTACCTGAGCAAGGACCCTGCCATGCTGGCGGCATTCCTCGCGGAGGGTGACTTCTTCACCAGCATGGCGTGTCAGCTCTTCCAGCTGGAGAGCATGCTGAAGTCCGACCCACGCCGACAGATCACGAAGAACGGGGGATACGCCAAGATCTACGGCGCGGGCATCGACAAGTTCGCCCTCACCGCCGGAGTGTCACCCGCGGACGCCAAGAAGTTCATGACGGACTTCGACGCCATGTTCGCCGAGGTGCCGCGCTTCCAGCGTGACGTCATCAACACGGCGATGGGTCGTCGGCAGCAAGAGGGCGTGGCGTACGTCCGCTCGCCACTCACGGGTCGTAAGCACGTCGCGGACCGCAACAAAGAGTACGCGCTGACGAACTACCTCATCCAGGGACTAGCCGCCGAGCTGTTCAAGATGAAGGTCCTCGAGGTCGACGCGTCGGGGCTCGGCCAGTGGCTCACCATGCTGGTGCACGATGAGGTCGTGCTCGACGTTCCGAATGAGCACGTGGTCGACGCGGTGCACACGCTGGAGCTGATCATGAACGACACCGCCATTCTCGATCCCGTTCCCGTGTCCGCCTCCGTCTCCTTTGGTCTACGATGGGGGAGTAAGCAAGACTGGAACGCCGACTGGTGGAGGGAGACCCTTCGTGAGCACGAGCGCGCGACGGTTTGAGGACGTTCACATCATCGGCGCCGACCCGGGTAAGATGACCGGCCTCGCGCGTCTTCACCACGGTCACCTCACGGTGGTGGCCGCGACCTTCGACGAGGTCGAGCCGGTGGTCCGCATGTGGCTCGCAGACGAGGAGCCGGCGGTCGTCGCGGTCGAGCGCTTCGTCATCACGCGCAACACGGCGAAGAAGACGCAGCAGCTCGACGCGCTGAAGTTGTCCGGCGTCTTGGAGAACCTCGTCGTGCAGGGTGAGCGTCACATCATCGCGTACCAGAACATGTCGGACGCGAAGAAGATCGGGCACCCGACGCTTCTCAGGTCACTTCACTGGAAGTCCGTCGGCAAGCACGCGACCCACAAGAACGATGCAGCTGCGCAGGTGATCATGATGCTGGCGAGCCGCTACCCGGTTGCCTTCAACCAGCTGGTCACACCTGATATAGTCTGACTCGACAACGACAAGCGACGAGGAGATCACGTGGCCACCGCAAAGCTTTCGCCCGACGGGCAGCTGATCGCCGTCTTCACCGAGTTCCGTGACAAGGAACTGATCAAGTCCGTTCCGGGCTCACGCTGGAACGCGACGCTCGAGCCGAAGCACTGGACCGTCCCGCTGTCGTGGGGCTCGTGCGTCGCGCTGCGCGGCATCTTCGGCGACAAGCTCCACATCGACGAGTCGCTTCACAACTGGGCGTGGCTCACGCGTAAGACGCGCGTCGACCCGGCGCTCGCGCTGCGCGAGCTGATCGAGCTTCCCGAGCCTGATGAGGGCGACAAACGGCTCTACTCTTTCCAGCGGGTGGGCGTGAAGTGGCTGACGACCGCCGGCTCCGCGCTGCTCGGGGACGACATGGGCAGCGGAAAAGGTGTGCAGCTTCCCTCCGCGCTGCAGGAGCTCGTCAACGCGGGAACCGAGGCCTTGCCCGCCGTCGTCATCTGTCCCAACTCCACCAAGCGCACGTGGAAGCGCGAGCTGGAGAAGTGGTGCCCGTCCGCCACGCCGTACATCTTGCACGGCTCCATGGCGCAGCGGCGTAAGACGATCACGCAGGCCGCCGACGACCCGAGCGCCGTCTTCATCGTGAACATCGAGTCGGTGCGGCAGTTCACGCGGCTCGCGCCGTACCCGTCGGTCTCTCTGAAGAAGTGCCGCGAGTGCAACCCGCAGGGCGGCGAGGAACTTGTCACCGCGACGCAGTGTGAGGTGCACCTGCGCGAGCTGAACGCGATCCAGCTGCGCACGGTGATCTTCGACGAGGTTCACCGCGCCAAGGACCCGCGGTCCAAGCAGACGCGGGCGTGGTGGGCGCTCGCGCACCAGGCCGGCGTCATCACCAACTGGGTCGCCAGCGGCACGCCCATCGCCCGCGACCCCGGCGACCTGTGGTCCGTTCTGCACGGCATCGCGCCCGAGGACTTTCCCACCAAGTCGAAGTTCGTCGACCGCTACGCGCTGATGTCGTGGAACGCGTTCGGCGGCATGGAGATCGTTGGACTCAACCCGGCGACGCGCGACGAGTTCTTCCGGATCCTGGACACGCGGTTCCGCCGCATGCCGAAGGACCTGATCTTGCGGCACCTGCCGCCTAAGATCCGCACGCAGCGGTACGTCCAGCTGACGACCAAGCAGCGCAAGGCCTACAAGGAAATGGCCGCGCGCATGCTGACCCGACTGGATGACGGCACGCTGTTCGTCGCCAAGAACAACCTCGTCGCGCACGGCCGGCTGCTCCAGCTGTCGTCGTCGTACGCCGAGATCATCAAGCCTGATGAGAACGACCCGGACACGTGGCAGGTCACGCTTAAGGAGCCGTCGCCGAAGGTCGACGAGCTCATCGAGATCTTGACCGACCTCGGCCCAGACAAGCAGGTCGCCGTCTGTGCGGCGTCCCGCCAGCTGGTCGAGCTGACCGCCAAGCGGCTGGACAAGGAGAAGATCTCCTACGGCATGATCACCGGCAAGGTGTCGGAGGCCGAGCGGGATCACCAGCTGCAGAAGTTCCAGGCGGGCAAGTCGCGGGTGATGCTCTTCACGATCGCCGCGGGTGGCACCGGACTCACCATGACCGCCGCCAGCACGATCATCTTCATGCAGCGGTCGTGGTCGATGATCGAGAACAAGCAGGCGGAGGACCGCGTGCACCGCATCGGCTCGGAGATCCACGAGTCGGTGAACATCATCGACATCATCGCGGAAGACACCATCGAAGAGACGCACCAGCTGCCCAAGCTGTTCGAGAAGCTCGAGCGCCTGGAAGAGATCGTGCGTGACCGTGAGACGCTCAAGAAGGCGGGCCTGTCCACCGCGGACCTCGACGACGAGGAATCTGCCATCATGTCGTCCGGCATCTGAGGAGCAACGTGCACAACGGAATCATTGACGGCGTGCGGCGCATCTCGAACTCGGAGATCCAGGCGTTCAAGAAGTGCCGCCGCCAGTGGTGGCTCGCGTGGTACCGCGGACTGCGGTTCAGCTACGAGGCACCCGTTGAGAAGAAGCACAACGGCGACCGCGTGCACAGGGCGCTCGCCCCCTGGTACGTCCCGGACGGCGTCCAGCGGGTAGACCCGCGGGAGACGCTCGAAGGTGTCATCCAGGAGGACCGAGACGTACTGCTGGGCCGGCTGACGGCGTCGGGTGCGTCGGTCGACGAGTCGCCCGAGTGGACCAAGCTGGTCAAGCTCAACGACCTCGAGCGGATCATGGTCAACGGCTACATGGAGTGGCTGGAAGAGACGGGCGCCGATGAGCACCTGGAGATCGTCGCGGCGGAGACGTACCTCGAGGTGCCCATCCCAGGCTTTGGTCTCGATGTGCGCGCCGTGGGTAAGATCGACGTTCGCGCTCACCTGACGTCCAACGGACACCGTGTGTTCATCGACCACAAGACCGCCGACGTCATGCCCAAGCTCGACGACCTCGAGCGCAACGAGCAGATGCAGTACTATGAGCTGCTCGAGTACCTGACGCCCGGCGAGGAGGCGTGCCACGGCGCGCTCTACAACGTCCTGCGCCGCGTGAAGCGCACCGCCCGCGCTAAGCCGCCGTTCTACGAGCGTCATCTCATTACGCACAACGTGCACCGGCGGGCGACGTTCTACCGCCGCACGATCGCCACGATCCGGGACATGCTCGCCGTCGAGGCCGCGCTCGACGCGGGTGCGGACCATCACGACGTCGCGTACCTCCAGGCGACGCGAGACTGCGACTGGCAGTGCTCCTTCGCGGCGATCTGCACCATGTTCGATGACGGGTCACGCGTCGAGCAGATGCTCGAGCACCACTACGTCGCCGGGGACCCGCTGCACTACTACGGCGACATCATTGAAAAGACGAGGACGGGATCATAGTGGGGACCAATCACCTGCAGCGCGCGTTCCAGCGCGCGCTCATCATCGCGCAAGTCATGGAAGACACGCGCGTCCTGGGCCCGATCATTCGCACCAACTGGAAGGGCATCGCCCAGGTCAAGACGCTGTGCGTGGCGTGTGGCGACGACCTCGACGTCGGCCAGACGTACGAGAAGGCACACTACATGGAGCGTCCCAAGTGGGAACGCTTCGTGCACGAGCTGTGTCCGACGACGCAAGAGATGATCGACATCTTGCGCAAGGGACAGCACGAGGACCTCGTCATGCACAGCTTCGCGGGGCAGGGCGGCGGCACGTGTGAGCGCTGTCAGCGTCGCTTCGACAAGTACCAGACGGTCTACGAGGTCCGCCCCTTCGGCGAGCTGCCGAAGACCGGTAAGATCTACCAACGCTGCTGTAAGGAGTGCGTGAGTGTCTTCAACTGACGAGCAGGACACGAGTGCTGCGACGTCACCGATCGGTGAGGATGCGACGCTGTCGATTCTCATTCACGCGCCAAGCAAGGTCGGTAAGTCCACGCTGTCGTCCACCGCTCCCGCGCCCATCCTGGTGCTGGATGCGGAGGGCGGCTGGCGGTTCATTCGGGAGTCCGGCTTCCAGTCGGGAGTCCCGCTGCGGAAGAGGTTCTGGGACCCCCTCGCGGAGCCGCCTCCGCGTCACGACGGAACGTGGGACGCGTGCATCGTCACGGTCAGCAGCTGGGGCACGCTCAAGCGCGTGTATGAGTGGCTGCTGACGACGCCTCACGACTTCCGGTCGCTCGTGCTGGACTCCATCACCGAGGCGCAGCGCCGGTGCAAGGAGAACATCAAGAGTGACGGCCAGATGCAGATCCAGGACTGGGGCCGTCTTCTCGCGGAGATGGACAAGCTGGTGCGCGGCCTGCGTGACCTTATCTTGCTGCCCAATAACGTCCGCATCGCGGTGTTCCTCGCGGAGACGAAGGAGCACCTTGGCCGATGGCGTCCCGCCATGCAGGGCCAGATCGGGACCGCGCTCCCGTACTGGATGGACGTGGTAGGGTACCTGTTCGTGGCCAACGACCTGGATGAAAACGGTCAGCCGACCGTCCCGGTGCGTCGCCTGCTCGTGGGTCCCAACCCCACGTATGAGTCGGGCGAGCGCGTGCAGGGCGTCCTGGGCGCGGTGGTCCACGAGCCTCACATCACCACCATCGTCAACACCGTCTTTCCTCACACATCCTCGAACACCTCCGCTGAACGCGACACGAAGAAGGGCACTGACCAGTGACATCATTCAACTTCGGCGACCTGTACAAGGACGCCACCACGCTCGTGACCGGCACCTTCGACGGCATCGTCTCCGAGTCGACTCTCACGGAGTCGTCCAACGGCAAGCCGATGATCAAGGTGAAGCTGCAGGTCGAGGGCGGCAAGCACCACGGCAAGACCTTCTTCACGCAGTTCGTGATCTCCGTCGACAGCCCCACCGCCCTGCGGATGTTCTTCGGCAACATGAAGGCGTTCGGCCTCGGCAAGGAGTACTTCGAGACCAACCCGGCGTCGGAGCAGGTGGCCGCCGCCATCCACGGCAAGCGCTGCCGCTTCACCGTCGGCACGCGTGAGTGGCAGGGCGTCGACCGCGAGAGCGTCGACAAGGTCGAGCCGCCGCTGCCCGGCATGAACGGCCTGCCGGGGCTGCCGGGAGCGTCGACGCCCGCCGCGCCGGTTCCGGGGGTTCCGTCCACGCCGGTCGTCTCGGGCCCGCCGGCGGGCGCCCAGGGACCCGCCGCCAACGGCGCCGACGTTCCGCCGCCGCCCGCGTTCTAGTCGCCGCGTCGACTTGAACAACCGCCGACGGTCTGGTACGTTCGCGCGTATCAGACCGTCGGCCACCACGGCACGACAGAGACAAGGACGCGCATGAAAATCTTGTATGGAAAGCTCGGTCGTGCCATGCCGTTGACCTTGGAAAAGTGCGGCACGCTGGGCGGCGACGTGGAGTGCATTCCCGTCGTCAAGGCGCTCGCCCAGCGGCATCCCGAGGACACCTTCTACCTCTTTGGCCGCAACTCCGGCGAGGTCGCCGAGGAGGCGGGGCTGCCGACGAACGTCGTCAACCCGTGGACCGAGTACGGCTGGCGCGACGAGCTTCGCGCGTTCATCAAGCGACACGAGATGAACGGCAACTTCACGGTCGCGCAGCAGCGGCAGCTGATCGCATTCATGGACGACATGGTGCGTCCGCTCGTGGACGACACGGACGGCATCGTCGGCTGGATCGGACAGCACGGCACCACGAACCAGCCGACGCCCGGCATCACCAAGAAGTCCAGCGGGCAGCTTACGCGGCCGCAAGACTTCTCGGTGATCTACTGCAGCTTCTTCCTGAACGCGATCAACCGCTTCCGCGACGTCGACCCGTGGACGCGTGAGGAGGTCTGGCTCAACGCGGACTCGCGCAACTACCTCAAGATGCGCGACCTCGCGTGGCCGCTGGTCGAGCCGGTCCTCACCCAGCGGACGTACCAGCACACGATCCGACACGAGCGCGGCGACCGGCGCATCGCCGTGAATCACGACTGGCAGCAGCGCGTAGGCGCCCGCGAGCTGGACAAGCACGGGCATCACGTGTGGGAGTCCACCGTGAACTGCGTCTACTCGCGCCTGGAGATCAACGCACTGATGCCCGACACGCCCTTCGGCGACCTGGTGTCGTACAGCGACGACTTCGACCGGCCGGGCCGGTTCGGCCTCTTCATCAACGAGGCGCGGACGTACGTCTCCGACGCCACCAAGCGCGTCAACGCGCTGCGCGACTACGCGCTTCCGGTTCGTCCTCACTTCGTGCACGGCACGTGGTCAAAGCCGTCACAAGAAAGCTTGGGCATCACGATCACTCCCGCACCGTGGAGCGAGTACTACGCCAAGTTGCACAGCGTGAAGTGCACGCTGACGACGCCGTCCAGTGGGTCCGGCTTCGCGACCACCAAGCCGTGGGAGGCGTTCGCGGCGGGAACCGTCTGCTTCTTCCACCCCCGCTACGATGACCAGAATCACATTCTAGGCGGCCTTCCGGAGGTTGCCCAGCAGTGGCTACGGGTTAAGCATCCGGGAGACTTCCAGCGCAAGCTGCACGAGGTCTCGAACGACCGGGGGCTGTGGGAGTGGCTGGTCCGCGAGCAGCGCGAGTACTTCGAGCGCGAGATCGCCGACCTCCGTTACATCCAGCACATCGAGGAGAGGCTCTACGCATGACGTCGACGCGCGCCGCCATCATCAGCACGACGATCAACCCGATGCCCAACATGGAGTCGTGGCTCACGCACATGTCGCCGCGTGACGTCATGATCATCGCGGGTGACCATAAGACCCCTCACGCCGAGATCGAGCGCATGGCGCGACGCGCGCGTGAGGAGTATGACCTCGACGTCACGTACGTTCGACCCGAGGTGCAGGGCCGCTGGCTGTCATCGGAGGTCCTCCCGTGGAACTGCATCCAGCGGCGTAACATCGCGATCCTCGAGGCGATCGACCGGACTCCCGAGTTCATCATCACCATCGATGACGACAACTACCCAATGACCGACGTCACGCACATCGGCATGTCGTGGGTCGACCAGGTCGAGTGGGTTCTCATGCGACCGCACGACGTCGTCGTGGGCAGCTCCAACACCGGCTGGTTCAACCCCGGCGAGCTGTGCCGTCCCCGGGTGACGCACCGGGGATTCCCGTTCGGTCGTCGTCACGAGGAGACCGAGCTCGGGCTCAGCTTCAACGCGGGCAACCCCACGGTCGGCGTCTTCGCCGGACTGTGGTACGGCGACCCGGACATCGACGCGATCGAGCGCGTCGTCTCACAGCCGGACATCAAGATGATCGAGCAGGTCAACGTCACGCTCGCGCCGGGCACGTGGGCGCCCTTCAACTCGCAGTCCACCGCGTACCGCACCGAGCTGGCGCCGCTTATGATGTGCCTGCCTCACGTGGGTCGGATGGACGACATCTGGGCCAGCTACGTCGCGCGCACTGTCATGGATCACATCGGCTGGCTCGTCCAGTACGGTTCACCCACCGTCCGCCAGGACCGCAACCCGCACGACCTCTTCCGCGACATCCAGGCGGAGATGCTCGGGTACGAGCACACGCAACACCTCTGCGACGTTCTTCGCGGCATTGAACTGCCCGCGACTTCGCACGTGGACGAGCTACTGACGTACGTGACCTCACACCTCACAGCACTTCCGTACGTTCCGGTTGGAACCCTGAATGCGTATGACGCGTGGAGCGACGACATCATACAGCTCGACGATCGTCACGCCGCCGCACGACTGTTCGACACCTCGAAGATGGGAAACGACAATGATGAGTGATTCGACCGACAACCTCGTCCGCCTGCTGGAGATGCAAGAGCGGCTCCAGCGGGAGGCGTATAAGACCGACCTGCGGGCGCTGCAGCCCGAGGAGCGCGTCGACTTCATCAAGGACATGGTGCTCGCCGCCACCGATGAGCTGCACGAGGCGCTCGCGGAGACCAGCTGGAAGCCGTGGGCGTCGACGTACGGCGACGTCCAGAGTGAGGCGTTCTTCAACGAGCTGGTGGACCTGCTACACTTCGTCATGAATCTCATGCTCGTCGCTCGCCAGGACCTGGAGCCGCGCGAGGTCGCCCAGCTGCTCGTCCAGCGGTACGAGGTCAAGAACGCGAAGAACCTCCAGCGGCAGGTCGAGGGCTACGACGGGAAGACCAACAAGTGCCCCGCGTGTAAGCGTGCCCTCGATGACGAGGCGGTCCGCTGCCGGCGCGTCACCGTCGACGACTTCGACGGGCCTCACCGGTTCTGGTGTTCACGTGATGCGGAGTTCTTTCACGCGGACGGCTCTCGCGCGCACTCCTAGTATGATCAGCTGAATGTGTCAGTGATCATGGTAGCGTCGGGAGAGTCATGTGACGTACAGGGCCGTGGACTGCCAGTCCTTCGCGGGCGGCTTCACGCTGGGAATGGTGCAGGCGGGTTTCGAGCTTACGGGAAAGCGTGAGCAGAAGGGTGGCTTTGGCACACCCAACTGTGAGGCCAACCGTCACCTGCTCGGCGACGGGTGGCAGGCGGAGGCGTGTTCACCTGAAGAGTGGACTGTACCGACAGCAACTAGTGATGTACTATTTGCTAATCCCCCGTGTTCGGGATTTTCGGTGATGAGCTCACGTGACTTTCGCGGAGCGGGTTCAGTCATCAACTCGTGCATGTGGGCCACGATCGAGTACGCCGCTCGCGTTCGTCCAATTGTAGCCGTCTTCGAGTCGGTCCAGCTGGCCGCGAAAGAGGGTGAGGGACGCGAGCTGATGCGCGCGCTGCGCGACCGGCTCGAGGAGCTCACCGGCGACAAGTACCACCTGTACCACGTGTTGCACAACGCGTACTCCGTCGGCGGCGCGGGCATGCGGCGCCGGTACTTCTGGCTCGCGTCCCGCGTGCCGTTCGGAATCGAGGAGCCGCTCATCCAGCGGTACCCGGTTCTCAACGAGGTCATCGGCGACCTGGTCGAGCAGCCGCTCGCGTGGGAGGCACGGCCGTACGCGAACCCCGCGCCGTCGTGGTGGGCGGCCACGCGTCGGAACGTCGGCTCGAACGGCGTTCCGGCGCACACGGTGGACGGGCACGCGATGACCGAGTCGCCGCTTCACCTGCGCATCAAGGAGCTCATCGAGTGGGCAGACATGCGACCGCGCGAGCCCATACAGCACGCGCTTCGCCGCTGCTATGAGACGCACGGGTCGCTGCCGCCCTTGTGGAAGCACAACGAGGCGAAGCTGATCTCGCGCGACTTCTTCTCCGGCTTCACGGCGCCCGTCCGCTGGCAGGGCGACCTGCCGGCGCGCGTCATCACCGGCGGCGCGCTGGGCTCCGTGATTCACCCGACCCTCGACCGCACGATCACGCACCGTGAGACCGCCCGCGTCATGGGCTTTCCCGATGACTGGCTGATCGACCCGATCCCGCGCGGGGGTCTGGCACCCACGTGGGGCAAGGGCATCACCGTCGATTGCGGCCGGTGGATCGGCGAGTGGATCAGGGCCGCACTGGACGGCGCGCCCGGCACGTTCGCGGGCGACCTCGTCGGCGAGCGTGAGAGCTCGATCGACTGCACCAACTCGTGGCAATCACAGGGCAAGATTGTGATCAAGTCTGGTAAGGTAGTACGGACTGCTGCGAAACGCAAAAACACACAGGGAGGAATCAGCATGTCCGAGGACGTCAACGTGGAGAACGCGTCCCAGGCGGAGGCCACCGTCCCCGCCACCAACCGACGTGGCCGGCCACGTCCCGAGGTCACCATCGAACGCGATGCCGTCGTTCTGAAGGTGCTGGAGGCCGCGCCGTCCACCAAGGTGCAGGTCGCCGTGGAGACCGGCTTCAAGGAGAACGAGGTCTACCTCTCTCTGCACCGGCTGCAGAAGACCGGCAAGATCAAGCGTGTGCGCGACGGCGGGTCTCACATGTGGGAGGTGACCTCCTCGGAGGACGCTCCCGAGGTCGCCACCGCCGAACCCACCGAGGCGACGCCGGCACCCGCGATCGAGCCGCAGGGTCCCGCGCAGCCGGAGTCGTGGATCTAAGGCGTGACCACCACGCCGCGTAACGAGGATCGGTCGTCAACGTCCAGTGACAACTCACTGGGCGTGACGATCGGCCTCCGTGAGATTTATGACAAGGTGGCGGACATCGCGGGCCGCATCACCCAGCTGACCATGCAGGTGATGACGCTCCAGACGAACCAGGTGTCGAGTACGACGGAGGTGGACGGCATTGAGACGCGCGTCCGCGCGCTCGAGCAGCGCTCCGTCGTGACACCCGCCGCCATGTGGACGGCTCTCGGCGTGATCACCGCGGTCGCCGGAGTCATCGTAGCCGTCATCTTTGGGGTCCTGAGCAGCTAGGAGTCTCCGTGCGCTACCACGCCGCGACGCACTCACCGGTCGTTGAACTTCCCGATGATCCCGACGCCGTCGCCGTTCCTCTGCCCTCCGAGTACTACGGAGTCGTGGACCAGGTCCACCTCGACGCGGTGCGTGAGCTCGCCGAACCCGACGACGTTCCACGCGTCTTCAAGCCCCACCCGCGCGACCCAGGCCAGTTCTTCGTGCTGCGTGGTGACGGACTGCTCGATCACTACGTCGGCATTCCCGACGATGAGGAGGTGGAGTAGTGGCCACCGTCTGGGTCCAGGGAGCCGAGCGCTTCGGCGACGGAGTCATCGGCGGCGTGATGGACGGCGGCAAGCCGCGCTCCACGCAACACACCGTCGAGTGTCCTCCCGGCCGCGGGTATTTCATGTCCATGGGCGCGTACCTCGTGCGCGTCGCGACCGAGCCGCAGCTGCTCTACGATCCCCAGTCGGACTCACTGGGCCAGTTCGGTCCGCTGAACCGGTCAGGGCGGGCGCTGCGCAACGCGGGTTCGGTGCGTACCAACCGCACCGGCACGGTGAACATCCAGGTCGAGGTCTGCGCGTACGCGTCACGGCCGTGGACCACGGGCTTCAACCCGGCGGAGAAGCCCAACTACCTGAAGATGATCGCCGCGATCGACTCGTGGGACGTCCCGCGCGACTGGCCCGCCGGCCCGCCGCAGGCGTACCCGGGTGACCATGATGACCGCGACATGTGGACGTGGCTCAACCGCTCCGGGTACTTCGGGCACAGCCAAGTGCCGGGCAATGATCACGGCGACCCCGGCGCCATCGACATCACGAAGTGTCCGCCTCGTGACGGCGTCGGCCCGACGCCGCCACCCGCCGACGCCAACGCCTTCCCGGGAGCGGCTTACTTCGGCCCGGGTAAGACGAACACGTACATCACACGACTGGGTGAGATGCTCATCGCGCGGGGTGCGCGTCGGTTCTACGCCGTGGGACCGTCGCCCTTCTGGGGCGAGTCCGACCGGCTCGCCACCCAGGCGTTCCAGCGGGCACAGGGCTGGACGGGCGCTGATGCGGACGGCTTCCCCGGCCCGACGACGTGGAGTCTGCTGACGCGCGGTGCTGGCAGTGACGTCCCTAGTGGGGCGGCACCCACCACGCCGACCCCGGTGATCACGATTACGCTGCGTGGCATTCTCAACGCCGCGCGGTCCGACCCGCCAAAGAGCGACACAAGCACCACGAACTACGCGGAGGTGATCGTGGTGGAGGACGCGCTCGCCGCGGACGGCTTCCTGGACCGATCGCTCGTGGACGGCCACTTCGGCACCGCCACCGTCGCCGCATACGCGGAGTTCCAGCGCAGCCTCGGCTACACCGGAGCCGCGGCGAACGGCATTCCGGGACTGTCGTCGCTGACGACGCTCGGCCGGCGGCACAACTTCAGGGTCGTGGAACGGTGAACGTTCCGGTGACGGGATCCAACATCACCACCGCGACCACGGCCGGCGGCGCGACGTACGTGGGTGCGACGCTCCTCCTGGCACTGCTCAACGCCTTCGCCAACCCGGACCTACGGACGGGAATGCCGGGATGGGTAGAGGTCTTCGTAGCCCCGCTCGTGCCGGCGCTGGTCACCCTGGTGGCCGGCTACGTGGCCAAGAATCCGGCTGAGATGAGCGCGGGTCGCCACCGCGGCTAGCGCGCGTAGGACGTCAACGACCGTGCGGCGGTACGGTCGTTGACTTTTTAGTCACATGTGTTGTATAGTAGTACCATCAGCAACGACACGACAACGACCTGAGGGAGACAGACATGGCAACGGTCACCAAGTGGTCCTGCTCCGGCTGCGGCAAGCGGGCGATCAAGATGCGTACGAAGACCGGTCGACGGTGGTACATCGTACACACCTCCGACTGCACGGTCCAGGCGAACCTCACCGAAGACGTGGGACCGGTCACATCGGTAAACGATCCGGACAACGCGTACTTCGTGAAAGACGACTAAGATCTTATGACCGATGGTTGACATCGCGTCATATCATCTGATACATTAATCTCAGCACAACAACACGACACGACGGGAGATCACGATGACCGACACGATGGTAACCACACGGTCCGTCCCGTGGATGCAGCTGGGCAGCATCCTCGATGAGGAAGTCATGACGGCGGAGCGTGCGATCGACCTCGGTGGAATGGACTTCACCGTCTCCATGCAGCCGTGCTTCCAGCGGCTGAGCACCGGCACCTTCGCGGAGATCACAAACCGTAAGGCGGTCACGCGAGACGACACGGAGGAGGTCTTTGAGGTCGTCTCTGACGGCTACGAGATCCTGCAGTTCGGCGAGGCGTTCGACTTCCTCGACGCGATCAACCCGCGGTTCGTCGCGGCGGGAACGCTCAAGGGTGGCAAGCAGGGCTTCGTCGTCGTGCAGGCGCCTGAGATGGAGTCGCTCAACCTGCTGGGTGATGACAAGCATGACATGTACGTCGTCGTGCGAACGTCGCACGACCGCTCCCGGGCGGTGGAGGCGATGATCATGCCTCTCCGTGAGAGGTGCATGAACCAGCTCGGGCTCCAGTCCTTCAAGGCGGGCGTCGCGAACCGCTGGTCCATCCCTCACACGAAGTCCATGCACGACAAGCTGATCGTCGCGCAGGACGCGATCACAAAGATCGACGTGTACGCGGATGAGCTCAAGAAGACGGCGGAGCGGCTCGCGGCGGCGACCTTCTCCCGGGAGACCGGCGAGAAGCTGATCCGGCGGGTGCTGCCTCAGCGGCCGAAGACCGATGAGGTCGTGGCACGGATCCTGGACCTCTGGCAGCACGGCGAGACGGTCGGCTACGCGGGCAACGGGTGGGGACTCGTCAACGCGGTGTCGGACTACTTCGACCACGGTCGCGCGGGCGGCTCGGCGGAGTCCCGGTTCACCGGGGCGCTGCAGGGTGTGACCTACAAAATGATCAACTCAACGGCGGCACTCGCGCTCGCGGCGTGATCTCACGACCCGCCGGCTTCGGCCGGCGGGTCTCTCACTTGGGAGGGATGACGCGTGGGATCACCACGAGTTCGCATGGTGGAACCGTACGAAGAGGTACGCGCGCAGCGCGAAGATGCGTGGATGGAGAAGGCCGCGTGCGCGGACGATGATCCCTACCTCTATGATGAGCGGTACGATAGGCGACCTCCGTCCAACGTACGCTGCTTCAGCGGCTGCGTCGTACGCGCGCAGTGCTTCACATTCGCGGTACGTCACGGCTTCGAGGGCGTCTGGGGCGGCACAACGCACAAGCAGCGTAAGCTGCTGCAGCGGCGCCAGAGTCGCGTACGCTGCCCCGGGTCCGAGTGTGGCGGCACTCACATCCAGCGCGACGGCGGGCGTGCCACGTGCGCAAGCTGTGGGCTCAGCTGGCCTACGACGCAGTCCGCCTAGCAATGCGCTCAGCCCCGGTCCGGTGGGCCGGGGCTGACTCGCGTGCCAAGTTCTACCGGAGGCGTGCCGCCTCCTCCCAGACCTCCATCCAGCGACTCGCGTGCTGGGCGTATGACAGCTTCTGTGCGGCCACACGTGCCTGCAGTCCACGAAGTCGACGGTACGACTCATCTTCCACGAGTCGCTTCAGCTCGCGGTACCACTCCTTGGGACGTTCGGCGAGAACGCCAATGCCCGTCTCCTCGTGCAGCTTGACGTACTCGGCGCGCGGTGACATGACGCAGGGTACGCCGAGGGCGGCGTACTCCAGCGGCTTCAGGTACGACTTCGCCGCGTTGAAGCGCGTGTTCGCCAGCGGCGCGATCCCGACTCCGATGCGCGTTACCGCGTGAGGCCAGTCGTCGATGTGCAGTGAACCCGTCGCCTCAACGTCATCCTCGCCGACTCCGAACGCGGTGGCCACGTGCTCGCGCGGGCCGGCGAAGCGAAAGGTCGCCCCGTTGTTCACCAGGCGCGCCACCGCGGGACCCACCTCGGGACCGTCGTCCGGGTGCGTCCACGCCGAGCCACACCAGCCGATCGTGTCGTTGTCCTCGTGCTCGATCTCCAAGTAGTGGTTCGGCACGAAGTTCGGAATGACGCGGGCGCCGTGAACGCCGCGGTACTTAAGCGCCAGCGCGTCACTGGAGACGACGGTGAGCGTCGAGTTGCGCGCGGCGGTCTCCACGTGATGCCACGAGTGATCTTGTGTGAGTGTGTTGCCCGCCGTCTTGGGATGAAGTATCTTCCACGCCGGGTTGTTCGGGTGAATGGACGAGAGGTCATCGTCGATGTCCATGACGACCGCGACGCCCTGCCGACGCATCACCTCGATCGCCTGCGCCAGAAACTTGTGTGACACCCGTTGAAGCACGATGACGTCGGCATCCGACGGAAGTGACACACGCTTAACGACGCCGTTGGTGATCTCCGCGTGAAACTGGCCACGAGACTCCGGCGGCATCACCGTGACATCGTAGCCCTGCTTCTTAAGCTCTTCCGCCGGCCAGATGATGCGAAAGTGACCGCAGCCGGTCGCGTCCGCCGGGTAAGCATAGATCTTCATACTTACCACGTGCTCGCGTCAAAACCATGCACGAGATCCCGAATAAACAACTCTGCCGCAGCCTCCGTCGCAAATGAACCCGAAGTGGCAACACGTGCGCTGCCACCGGAAACATTCGCGATTTCTACGTTCCAGTTGGATGGACCATCTTGGATTGCGTAGATGGAAAAGACTTGCGCCAAGTTGACGTAGCTGCCGTCAATGATTTTGATGAAGCCATTCACCAGCGATCTCCTCGTCCCGAAGTATTTCCCGTACCGTGATCCCACACCCATGTGCGACACGGCGAGTGCACGATCTTGCCGCCGGCGTAGTGCACCGCGAGCCAGCAGCCCCAATCCTCGTTGGGGTGACCTGCGGCGTCCGGATGAGGCCTAAAGCCGTGAACGTCGCCTAGTGCTTGCGTTCGTGCGACGACCGTCACCGGGATGTAGTTGCTGCGCTCCAGGTGTACCGGGTCGAACGGCTTCCCGAACATTCCCAAGGGATCCGTGCCGTTGATGACGTCGAACCACGGATACACGACGTCAGCTCGACTCTCACGAGCCTCAGCCATGCACGTCTCAATGTGATTGGGGTAGAGGTAGTCGTCATCATCCAGGAACGCGACGTACTTCGTCTCCACCATGTTAAGACCGCGATTACGCGTCACTGCGGCGCCCTCGTGGTGTACGTCCGTCACCACGATGATGTCGGCAGGCATTACAGACTGCGTTAGCAGTGAGCCCAATGCCCTCTTCAGAAGTCGAGCTCGCGTGGGAATGTGCGGAATGACCACTGTCACATCTTCGAAGTCAGTCACCAGCGATCCGCCCTTCCACTGGTGTTGCCGGTGCCGTGATGCCAGCGCCAGGTACGTTGAGGAAGATGCACGATCTTTGCACCCAGCTCAATGCAGCGCAACGTGAAATCCCAGTCCTCACCACCGCCTGCATCTCGGAACCCGACCTCTTGAGCAAGCTTCGTTCGCACCATGGTGGTAACCGTGGTGTGATGCGGATCATTGACGTCGTATGTCTTTCCGAAATGCTGAGGAAACGGGTCGAATCCATTGACGACTTCGAACCATGAAAAGACGTAGTCCGCACCGGTCGCGGCGGCCATGCTGATCAGCCTTGCAACGTGCTCAGGCATGAACTCATCATCATCATCAAGGAACGCGACCCAGTCCGTCTGAATCGCGTTCAGTGCGCGCTGCCGGTTGCCGGCCGCCCCGAGCCGTTCGTGGTCGACCGAGATGCTCAGCTGCCGGACCGGGTAGGTCTGACTCAGTACGGATCCAACGGCCCGCTGGAGGAGGTCTGCCCGCACTGGAATGCTCGGTATGGCGACGCCGACGGTGTCAGGCATGCGTGGCACCCCAGATCTGATATGTGTAGTACGCGCTGGGTCCGGTCGGCGTGAAGAGCATATGATTGCTTGGCGCCCAACCCGCCTGCTCCAGGAGGTCCAGAACGCCGTGCTCATCCCAGCCCCAGTAGTGCTCAGGATTATTAGCGTCCTGCTCGTCTCGAGGGGTCGACAGTATCAGCTGACTCGCGTGATTGCGAATCTTCACCAGCAGCTCGTGAGGCTTATCGATGTGCTCAAGCGTCTCTGACAGGACGAAGAGGTCGACGTAGCCAATGAGGTCGATGGTGCGCTCGATCGCGCCGGTGAACGCGTACTCATCGTTGTGCACGTAGTCGCCCAAGATGACCAGGCGTGTGCCCTCGATGTTACGCGCGATGGTCGCATCGCCGCACGACAGGTCCGCGACGATGCGCCGCGCACTCGGCGCCGTCCACGCGTGGATGCAGTCCAGCGTCGCATTCACACGCTGGATGTGATCCTCCCAGCGGGTGTGATCGTACTGCTTGGCATACACGGTGTGAAGTTCTTCCGGCGTGTACGCCGGTCGCAGTCGGCGAATGCTCACCGTGTTACGCACCTCGCAACGATCTTATCAGCATCCAACTGAAGCTGCTCTTCGAGGTATTGTCGAAAGAGTCGGCCGTCGTTCTCGTACATCTCTCCGGAGTTGACCTCCGCGTACCGCTCATCCCAGGCGGCCTTGCCGGCGACGGGATGCATGTGCTCAATGATGACGTCGTTGATGTACGCCAGCCGCTGGAGCCGCATGCCCAGCGCCTTCCAGAAGTCATCGAGGTAGAGGTGGATCATGCCGGGCGGCACCATGTATCCGAGCGTCTCGATGATGCACGACGACATCCAGACGGCGGTCGGCAGGTTGACCCCCTGGATGAGGTCGTTGCCGTAGGCGAGGCCGACGCCGCCGAGCGTCGCGATGCTCGCGGCGAGGCGCTGATCCCACCCGTACGTTCGCGGACGGTGATCGTCGCCCATGAAGCCGATGATGTCGTAGTTGTCCGCGTAGAACGTCGCGAAGTCGTTGAGCGTTGGGCCGAGGCGCTTACGCGAAGTGACCGCGAAGCGAACCCAGTTGGGCGCGTCGACGAGCGCCGCGCGGTAAGACTCCAACGTCTCATCGTCATCATCGACGACGATCAAGAGCTCCGCGTAAGATCGCGTGTCACGCCACGACTGGATCAAGTTGGTGATGTTGTCCGGTCGTCCACGAGACGGAACGATGACGAGCATCTCTACCTCCCAGTGAGAGATCTCCACGGTCGCGCTACACGAACGCCACCGCGAATGGATATTCTACCGCGGGTCCCGCGTACTGGATGCTGACGTAGCGCGGTCGGCCGGTGTCGGCGCCCCAGGTCGATGTGGAAGACAACGTTTGCCCGGTAAGTACCAGGTCTGTGACCTGCGTTCCGGTGTTATTGATGAAGTAACCCACGTGCCGCATTGACGCTTGCACAAGTCCCTGTCCCACGAATGCATCCGATGCGGTGAGAACCTGACCTGCGGCGTTGGTCTCACGAAGCCTAAAAAACGTGAAGAGTCCCGCGCCAGCGAGAAGCCAGCCGTCGATCTCGACCCTGTACGCCGCGCCACTCATGAGGTTGAATCGTGAGAACGTCTCCAGCACGGTCTCGGTTGTGGTGATGGTCGTGGCGTGGTTGGTGAAGCCACCCTCTTCATACCGCTGGACACTTGTGGAGCTGATAATGCCTACCACATAGTTGCCCGCGGGCGGCACAAACATCACCATGACACGCATGCCGACCGCGAGTCCTCCAGCCAGCGATGCGGCGATGATCGTCGTGCTCTCATCATCGCCGTCGAGCTGCACGCGCGGGTTGTACGGCCCACCGGCCGCGGTCGTGTCCACGACAAGTCCCGGCCGTAGTCCCCACGTCAGGCCCAGGCGTCGTGCTTGCGTCACCAGCTCATCGACGCTTGCCAGTGAGACGGTCTGCGTAATCGTAGGATCAACGGGTGTGCTCATGCGTAGATCCTCTGCATCGTGTGCGTCATCTGACCGCCCTCGACCAGTGGCATGGACCACGCCGTCTCGAGCCAGAGCTCGCCGGCCCAGCGGATGACGTCGTAGGAGTCGTGACGCGGGTCGGGCGGCGTCGCCAGCGACACGCGCTCGACGACACGCTGGTTGAGTCCGATGTTGCGCGCCATGGCGTTGGCCTGTGACGTCGACGTCACCTGGGTGTCGATGATATCCGGGATGACGAAGCCACGTCGGGCAATGGAGTGAGGCGCGGACGCCGGAATGTCGAACCGTCCCACGACGGGCGTCGTTCGGTTGTCGCCCATGGCCTCATTGGAGACCACAATGATACGGTTGGGCGCGTTGAGCAAGTCGTTCGTCCGGGTGATTGAGTCGCGGATGACGTTGAACTGCCTGTCAAAGTCGAACCGTGGCACCGCGTCCTCGGGGTTGAACGCGCGAATCATGTGAAAGTTCGCGTCATTGCCCATCCACGGCGTGAAGTAGTCTCCGGTGAGCGCCAGGTCTCCGAGGACCGTGACGCCCTCGGTGCCGGTCTGCCACGAGCCACTGGACACGTAGTTGGTGAATTCGATGTCACGCTCGATGCGCGGCATCGTGTCGCGTGTGTTGCCGACGGTGAATGACGACGTAAGACCGCCAACGTACGCCTGTGGGTTAAAGAGCGTGTAGCGGTCGAGAAAGTCGTTGATCAGGTCATACACGTTGGTGCGTCCGACGCCGTCCAGCGTGAAGCTCTTGGGCAGCACCGCCGCGCTGAAGCTCTCAGAGATCTTCTGCGCGATGACGAACATCTCATCGGTCAGCGCCACGGTGCTCAGGTCGCCGGCGGTCGTCGGAATGAGCGACTTGCTCACCGACATGTAGCGGCCCAGTGGAAACTCACGCCCGTCACCGGTGATCATAAAGACGTTGATGCGGTGCGTGATCTCATCGAACGTCGCCGTGTCCGCGGCGTTGAGGGTCAGCGTAAGCGTCCGCTTCACGCCTCGTGACGTGTCGTGCGCGAGCGTCGGCGTCGTGTCGCGGATCGGGTGAATCTCACCGACCGTGAACTCGGTGATGACGTCGACCACATCGAATCGGAACGTCGAGCCGCGTAGTCCGCGCTCCGTGAAGTCGAAGAACTCATCCGGCTCATCCGTCGTGATCGGGTGACGCGTGATGACGGGCACAACGTCTCCTAGGTGCTAGCTGGATGAGACGGACTCCGTTGTGAACAACGGCGTGACGTCTTGGACGGATGATGTGGTGGACACCTCGGTGATTCGTACCTGCACCAGCTGAAGCTTACGTCCGCGCGACACCGAGCCGGACGGCACCTCCACGGCGGCGAACCAGCGGTCTCCCGCGTTGGTGCGCACACAGACGTACTCGAGCTCGTACCACGCCAGGTCGCGAAGTGAGCGGAACGCGGTCTCCAAGATCGGCGCGGAGACCGCCGCATTCTGCACCAGCAGTGTACGCTCGAACTGCGCTCCGCCACGCTCCAGCGCGTGAAAGCCTACCTGGAAGTCACGGTCGTACATGCGCTGGAACTGCATCATACCGCTCCCCTCGAAGTACGTGAAGTCCTCCGACGGGTTGCCGTCCCAGACCTCCGCGTACGCCAGGGCACGCGCGCCCAACTGATCCTCGTTGCTGGTGAACGTCATGAGGTACGAGACGCCGGTGGACGCGGGCACGGTGGCCGAGATCGTGGTGGACCACGGTCCCGTGAAGCCGTGCACGTTGACCTGGCGCATGCGGTAGTCCGACTGGATGCCGATCCGCGCCTCCGTGTCATTGAACCCGGTCACGGTGGGTGACGTGGCTTGCAGGATCGTCTGCCAGTCGGTGACCTCATCCGACCGCTGAAGTTCATAGTAGCCGAACGCGCTCGTGGGCGGCGTCGTCGTGAACGTCGGAAAGCGGAACCGCACCGGCAACGCGTTGGTGTTGCCGGTGATCAGCTCCGAACGAAGGCCTACTTGACCGGCGACGATGGACGTGTCCGACACGGTCTGCGTCCACGCGACGGGTTCATCGGTCAGCGTCGCGTCCCAGACTTTCATGCGCAACATTGAGCCTTGGCCCTGCACGCGCATGCTTACGATGCCGTCTGCGGTGCCGCCGAGGTTAAAGCTGTTCGGGTTGGAGACCGTCGTGGTCAGCTGCGTGAACACACCCGCGAGAACGCGCATAATGTCCACCTCAAACGCGTCGGCCTGCGTCCAGCGTACGCGGAAGTAGTAGTAGTTCGACGTGTTTACGAAGCGCCCAATGACCGCCATTTCGTAGGGCGCGGTCAGAGGCGCCAAGCCCGGCCACTGGAGCTCCGCGAACACCTCGAAGTCGCGCATCGTGGTGGGTCCGACGACGCTGTGGTGCCCGACATTCACCGCGGTATGCGTGTGAATTCCGTGACTCCCGGTCGCCGAGACCGAGTAGTCGCTCGCGGCGCCGCCGGTGGTCGTCCACGCCTGACCCGTGTTGGCGTTGCCCCACCCGCCGGACACATCTCGGTCGAATGTGTCCAGCACGGTGGTGCCAAAGTTAGGCGCGGTCCACGTGACACGGTTGTACGGAACGGTCTCGGGAATGCAGCGTGGTACGACGCTGCACTCCGTCCCGATGCCCGTCACCGCGAACGTCGCGGGCGTGACGCCGATGCCGGTGACCGCGGGCGGGTCGGTGGAGAAGAGGAAGACCGCATCCGCGGTCGTCGCCTTGCCGAAGGCGATGCCGACGTCGAACGTGCTCGTCTCATAGTTGGCATCTTGCATGATCGTGCTTGACGCCGCGGCCATGATCTCATACGACGTCTCGGCCGTTGTGCTTGTGATGCCAAAGACGCTCCACACCCAGTTGCGCGTGAGTGTGGTTCCGTCCATGTTCGGCACGTTGGACGGCGACTCGAACCGGAGTGTCACCTCGCGCCAGCCGTCCACGATCTCCGGAAGCGCCATCAGCTCTTCGCCTGTGATTCGGACGAACGTGTTGTTCGCTCCGACCGCATCCGCGAACTGAATGCCGCCGTTCGGCTCACCGGATGCCAGGCGCGCGTAGAAGCGCACCTGCGGGTACGGCAGCGTCCCGTTGAGGTTGACCGACTGGAACTGCTGCGTCGCCGACGCCAGAACGAATGCGAAGGCCTGCGTCTGGTACTGGTAGCCGTGGCAGCCGGAGTAGACGTCGGAGTCGCCGGTCACCGTGACGCCGACCGCGGGAATGATGGCAGACTCACTAATGTCGAAGACGTCCGTTGGCGCGAGTATGCGGTCGATTTCCACACCCTGAATGGGTGGTTCCTGGTACAGCTCACGAATCGCGTTGAACGTCGGACGCGTGTTTGTGGCCGCCGCCGCGTTGATGCCGAAGATCGGCTGGTTCATGTCGCCGAGGTCAGCGAGGTGCGTCGTGACGGTGTACTCGCCCGACTGCACGCGTAGTCCCGTGCCGGTGGCCAGCGAGTTGGCCGTTCGCAAGATGACGAAGTTGTCACTGACGTTGTAGTAAGCGGGACCCGCGGTCGCCGCCTGGTCGAAGCCTAGGTGCTTACCGCCGTACGCGATGCGGTTCTCGAACGGCGCCCACGTGACCTCAAGTGCCGCGTACATGAGTGACGGGTAGTCATTCGCGTTCAACGTGTCGAGCTGCCAGTTGAAGCGGAAGCGGAAGTTGGGCGACGCCACCGACTCATCGAAGAGGCTAAGACGTGTGACCGTCCACGGGTATCGGTCGTTGGTCGCCTGGTAAGTCGCGTTACTCCAATTGGGGTTGATCTCCCCGAATGAGATGCGACCAAGTGAGGTGGTCATGTCGCCGCGCAGTGACGGTCCACCCTCGAGAACGCCGTTGCCGTAGAAGACGAAGACACCCTGGTGCGCAATGGACGTCTGCATGTAGTTCGGCAGCGTCGCCGCACGAACGCCGTTGCCGTCGGCGGCGTAGATGAGTGACACGTTGAAGATTCGCGACGTCGTGAACGACGCCAGCGCCGAGCCTGAGACGTCGAATGCCAGCTCCAGCGTGCCGCTGGCCGTGATGCTCGCGACGCCGGTGGAGAAGTTGAAGCCGGCGCCGTCCGACGCGTTCTGCAGGGACTGCGCGCCTGTGAGGCCGCCGAAGAAGTCGCCGTGCGTTCCGGTGTCTGTCGCACCGCTGCACGGGATGATCGTCTTAATGACGGGACCCGCCGGATACTCGCGGTTCTTAGGGCAGACCGCGACGAACGGCACCTGTGATGTCGTCACGCCGGTAGGCGTCGAGTTGACGTGATAGATGCCACGGTTCAACACAAGAGGACCCGCGGTCTGGGTGGCGGTGAACGAGTAACCACGCTCGATCGTGATGTCCGGCTCGTAGTGTGCGTCGAGAATGGGAACCCACTCTTGACCTACGATGTCTGGCCGGTGGTAGTTGTAATCAGCCACTAGAGCACCCTCACCGCAAGCCGAGCATCACGCTCGGCGATGACATCCAAGATTCCACGACCGACGGCCTGGCCGGTCTTCAGCGCGTCCGCCTCCGACGGCACGACCCCCTCGAAACTTACCACAACGGCGCCCTCGCCGAAGGTCACCGTCAGCGTCGTCCCCGAGCTGCCCGCCATGACGCCAGATGGCACGAGGGGCGCCGCGCCGAGCAGGCTCGATATGTTGGGCGTAGGTCCGGTGAGGGATGCCTCAAACGGTCGTTTTGTGGCGTTGAGCAGCGCCTGCGTCGCGTCGACCGCGACGGACTGCTCGGCCTCCAGTCCCTCGGCGAATCCCTGCACGACCCACTTGCCGCGCTGCGTCATCCAGCGTGACGGCGAGCCGGTGATCCAGCCAGTGACGCCGTCCCACAGCTCCTTTGCCTTGTTGACGATCTCTTGCAGCTTGTTGTAGAGATCTTGCGCCGTGGCCGTGAGACCGTTGATGAATCCCTGGATGACGTTCTTTCCGGAGTCGTAGAGCCATGTAACGGCGTCGAGAAAGATCAGTCCCACCGCGCCCGGCAGCGCGCTCAAAGAGCTAAGGATCTCCAGCATCTTATCACCGACGGTGGTGACCATCTCGGCGAACTTGGTGCTGAAGATGCCGGCGACGTTGGTGAGCGCGTTCCACACCGCGTTCCAGATGTCCAGGCCCCAGTCCTTCAGGTTCTGAAGAATCGTGGCGATCGTACGCGACACCAGTCCCGAGATCTCACTCCAGACCTCGCCGATCATGCGCTTGAAAGTCTGCCACGCCTCCGTGAAGTCTCCCTGAAGAAGAGAGATGATTGTGTCAAAGATGCCCTTGAGAATCGTCCACGCCACCTGCACGGCCGTCACAATGACGTCCCACGCGATCTTAAACGTCAAGGCGAGTGCATCGATCGCAATGGCGAGTAGTGTAAGCGTGATGGCGCGGAACTCAGTAAGAGTCACCATGATAAGCAAGATGGGCGGAAGCAAGACCTGGATGATCACCGTGGCGACGTCCGCCAGCAGCACGATGATCGGCGTCAGGGCGAGTGCGATCTGTACGAGAGGCGGCAGCAGGTCGACCAGCGAGGGAAGCAGCTTAATGAACGCGTCGATCAAGATGGGCAGCACCGGCAGGATCGCCTGGATCACTGGCAGCAGCGCGTCGCGTAGCACCTGCACGGCGAGCTGGCTCAGCACCGGCAGCACCGGAAGCACGGCCTGCAGCAGCTGGTTGAACGCCGGAATGAGCACGCTCAAGATCTCGGTGCCGATCTGAATGAGCGGCGGAACGATCGGCAAGATGGCCTGCACGAGCCCGACGAACAGCTGTGCCATGCCAACCAGCAGGTCGCCGGCGAGCTCGGCGAGCTGCGGAAGCACCGGCTTAAGCGCCTCAAAGATCTTCTTAAAGCCGTCGACGATGATGGGCAGAGACGGCGCCAGTGCGGCGAAGAGTTCTCTTGCGATGTCCGCGATGATCGGCAGAAGTGGCGCCAGCGCGTCCACCACGATCGGAATGATCTCTGCCAAGATCTCAAAGCCCTTGGAGATCAGGTCAATGATCACCGGCACCAGGGGCTCGATCGCGGTGATCAGGTGCTCGAAGTGGCTGCTCACCATGGTGAGCACCTTCGTCGCCAGGTCCGTGAGCATCGGAAGAAACGGCTCGAGAACCTGGAAGACCGTCGTAAGCACGGTGGCGAAGAGCTGTAGGACGTTGACCGCCAGGTCCAAGATCACCGGCAGCAGCGGGGTAACGGCGTCCATAAGCGCCATCAGGGCGAGGGTGAACGTCTCCAAGCCCGAGGCGATGATCGCCTGGATCTCCGGCAGAAGAGGCTGCAGTGCGGTAAGAAACGAGTTGAGTAGTCCGGCCACGAGGCTGAGGGTGACGGCGAAGTGCTCCGCCAGCATGCCGACGATCTCACCCAGCACGGGTAGCAGCGGCGCGACGGCGTTCATGATGTCGCCAAAGCTGGTGGCGAGCGTGCCGATCGCCGACGACACACCGCCCGCGGCCTCCTGCGCGAAGAAGCCCAGGCCCTCGATCAGCGCGTCGAGTCCCGGCTTCATCTCCTGCAGCGCGCCCACGAGCGCCTCACTGAAGGCCAAGACCAGCTCGCCGACCACGGGAAGTAGCGCCCCGACCGCGTCACCGAGAATCGCCGCCGCGGTCGCACCGGCGTTCATCAGGGCGGTGAGGCTTTCGATGCCCGCGTCGGAGTTGAGGAACGTCGCGAACTGCTCGGTAAGCCGCTCGATCACACCGAGGAAGCTGGCACCCGCCTCCTGTGCCGCGAACCAGAAGGCGCCAAAGATGTCGGCGGTGTTCATGACGATGCGGCCGAGCTGCGCGAACGCGTCCAGCGCGGTCTGAAGTCGCGCCTGCAGCTCACCGGTCTGCGCGGCGGTGTTGACCCACGTGGCAAACTGCTCGATCAACACGCCCACGCCGGCGATCATGTCTCCGGCGAAGCCCGATCCTACCTGAAAGAGGTTGCCCAGCGCGTCGGCGACCTCGCCCATGACGCCTCGCCAGCGCTGCAGGCCGCTTACCGTCTGGTCGACGAGCGCGCGCAAGCCGGTGAAGAACGTTCCTCGACTTGCGACGGTGAGAAACTCATTGCCGATCGTACCCAGCTCGGTGGAGATTCGCGGCAGCGCGTTCTCGGCCAGGCCTACCGCCTGGGTCGAGAAGGCGCCGAAGCTTTGAATCATTGGAGCGAAGAAGTTCTGCTGCGTCGCATCCTTCAGCTCATTGATGCGTGGACGCAGCTTAACGATGCTTTGCACCGCCTGCTGGGCCGCCGGCGTAAGCTCGGCCATGGCCGCGACGAGCGCGTCGGCGTCACCACTCACGGCCGCACTCATGGCCTCGCCGACGCCGTCCATCGCGACCTTGAAGGTACCCATGACCAGCGCGGCGGATCCTACGACCGCGGGAAGACCGATGAGAACGCCGGATAGCTCACTCGCCGCGCCCAGCACGGCGCCGAGTGTGAAGGCGACGTTGCCGAGGGCAAGCCCGAGCGCGCCGATGCCCGCTCCCGCCTTCGTGGCCGTGGAACCGACCGACAGCAGTCCACCAACCACACTCTTTGAGACGCTCACCGTCACATTGAGTCGGTCGTTGACGCCGGCGGTCATCGCCTCGAGCGCCAGCCGGGCACGCGTCGCGCCGGCGGTGATCTGGTTCGCGATGGAGTCGCCCATCGCGTCGGCGGCGTCACTCACCGCCTCACGGGCGCGCTGGAGCCCCGCCTGCAGCTGCTGGTTGAACGCGGCGGTGGACGGCGTGATCGCCACGGACGCGACGCCGACGATCGGCCCGGTGGGTGTGGTCACGCCGTCCTCCTACTTCCTTCTCAACGCCGTCATCGCCGCCATGTTGGCGGTGGTGGCATCCTCATCGCCGTGCCACCACGTCGGAGCCCAGTCCACGATCTTTGGCTCATCCGCGTTCTCACGTAGTCGCGTAGGCCCGGTGAGCTCTCGAACCAGCCGGGCGCGCTTCTTTTCGTCGATCTCGTAGGAGCTGAGTAGAAAGTGCTGTACGAGGTCGAGAAAGGTCGGCGGGTCCAGCTCCAGCGGCTCTACTCGACGGCTGGCGCACCAGCCGTTGAAAGCGTGCCAGACGTCACGCTGAGCGCACCATTGGAAGAGTCCGATGACGGCTGAGTAGGGCGCAGCCCATACTCCTCGAGCAGCCACAGCATGATGTCCACCAGCTGCTCGACGTCGATGGGCTCTTCCTTGCTGGTGACGCGCTGCCGAAAGCGCTTCGCCGAGGTCTCGGTCAAGACCGCGTCGAAGACCTCGGTGATCCGCTGGAAAAGCTTGGCGTTGTCCGTCTCGACCTTGATCGCGTTGGCGACCTCGGCGAGCTCTTGCATGGAGGGGACGGGCAAGATCGACGGCGCGGTGAAGATGTCGTCGTCGATCTGGAACTCGACCGGCTCCCTCTTCTTGGAGAAGTCTTTGAAGCGTGTGCTGGTCATCGAACCTCCCAGTGTGGTGACCAGGTCTATCGTACTAGTCACCACTCTGTGGCTGTGCAGTTACAGCGCGGCGGCCGGAAGTGCACGCTTCAGGAAGAACGTGGGCATGGAGCCACGCACCGACTTGGCGTAGACGAACTCCGTGGAACCCTTGGGCCGGAAGCGCAGCGCCTGCGCGTTGAGCGGCACGATGGGTGTGCCGTTCGGCCCGTAGATGCCGGTGCCCTCGTGCTGGAACATCGCGTACTCGACGTTCGTGCCGATGACGACCGCGATGCTTCCGCCGTACTTCACCAGCTTCGCCTCGATGCTGGCGCGCAGCCGTCCGGTGTTGACGGGCGCGTACTTCTTCGCGAGGGTGGCGACGTTGTTGCCTCGTCGCAGCAGGTCGCGTGCCACGCCACCGGAGGGGTCCACGAGCAACGCGCGCACCGCGGCCCGGTTGATCTGAAGATTCACTTGGGCCACGACGTTCTCCTCAGCAGCACGGACCAATGTAGCCGAGTTGAATCGACAGTGTCGACCCGGCGCATCGCCCCTGGGGTCCCTCGAAGGACTGAGCGGACATGTTGTACTCGGCCACCATGCCTTGCGCGCGCATTTCCAGCAGGCAGCAGAGGGTTCCCTGCCAGACGGCGAAGGCGTCCTCATACATGACCTGCGCGGCGTTGCCAAGCTGCTCGCACGACGGCGCGCGAGTGCCTCCCTGCGTGCCGGGAACGCAGCGAAGCATGGTGATGTCCAGCGTGGCGACCATCCAGGGCAGGCCGCACTGCGCGAGGCTGACCCCGGACACGCCCTCATTGGGAAACGTCTCTGAGCCGAAGATCCGCGACGTCGTCAGCGCGAGCATGCCACACTCACACTCGTCCCAGGCGACGGCTCCGGGGTAGATGCAGACGCGTCCGGGAACGCCCGCGGTGGTGTCTGCCAGGCGATCCGTGATGCACATCGCGATGCCTGTGACGTTGACGTAGTGCCCCAGGGGCGTGTATGCGGTGGGCATTAGATGGTGTCCACTCGTCGCCACGGACTTGGGTTTCGGTCGACGTCATACACCTTGCCGCGTCGCTTTAGGCCGTTGGGGTTGTAAGTGTTCACGAAGAGACTCACCCAGCGGAGACCCATCTGGCCGATGGCCGGGTCGACCTCGTTGGGTGAGCCGAACGACAGGTTGACTCCCTGCCGCGAGATCGACGTCACCTCGTAGGGCGACAGTGAGCAGTCCTCACCGGCGCAGTCCCTCGCGAGCTCCGCCGCCAGCTGTCCCATCGCGCGACGGCCTAGCGTGGGAACGTCCTCGCCGACGGTGAGGGTCACCGACCACGTGCCCGGCTGATCGTCCGCCGCGGCCATGTCTTGGCACATCGGCCACAGCTGGCCGTCCGTGCGGACGAGCTTCCGGTTCTCATCGACGCGGTACGTCGTCGGGTCCATGACGACGCCGTCGAGCATGACGCGCACGACCTCGCGCGTGGGCGCCGGAAGAAGTGCGGTGTCGATCATCGTGCACGAGCACGAGCCGGGGCAAGAGCCGCAGACGTTGTACCACATGCCGTTCCACCACCACGGCCTCGGGCCACCACCCGACACGCCGCGCGTTCCGCCCACCCCGGGCCACCACTGGTCCCAGCCGTTGTACCCGTCCCAGCACTCCTGGCGACACGGTCGAATGGTTACTTCACAGAGTCCGAAGCGCTGCCCCGTCGCGATCCAGAGGATCTCCGCCGCCATCTGGACCGCGTCACCGGTAACGGCCGCCGCTCCGGCGGACAACGTCTCGCACCAGATGGGCTCCCAGTCGTCCAGCGGGGAGCACGGACCCGTTGAGTTGAAGGGGTTGCCCACGCCTGCGCTCCTCACTGTAACCAGGGATGCGCCGTTCAGCTCCTCCGCGGTCGCGATGTCAACGACTTGATTGACGACCGCGTCGAGCGCTCCGGCAACATCCGTCTCATCGGCGGTGTCGACGTTGACGACGAGAGGTTCGAGGTCAAGTGTGATGCTTTCGGCGGCGTCCGTTTCGTCGGCCGTACCAACGGCTAGCGTAGCAGTTGCCTGCGGCGTGATCGCAAATGCGGCGTCAGTCTCATCCGCGGTGCTCACCGGAAGCGCGTTCAGCGCCTGCGGCGTGATCACGAACGCCTCATCTACCTCACTCGCGCCGGTGATCGCGAGCGTGAGAGTGGCCAGTACGGAGATCGCGAACGCGGAGGAGGTGGAGTCCGCGGTGTCGATCGGCACGCCACTGGCCGCGGCCGACGCCGTGAAGAGCACGTCAGCGAAGTAGTTCGACTGGCGAAACTCATTGGTGGGGTACGTCGGGGTGGCGTTCTGGATGAACTTGCCGTTGTGCGGGCTGCCGCCGGGGTTGTCTTGAACGGCGGTGAGGTTGCCGTTGACGATCGGCGCGCTGGTGAAGACGAAGTTGGTGAAGGCGTAGTGGTCAGGTGTGAAGATGCACGTCACGTACCGCTGGCCCGGAACGACCGCGACCGGGACCGCGTAGTTGACGGTGTTCCACGCGGCGGGAGTGATTACTCCGAAGTTCGTCTGCGCGAGAAGCGTGCCGGTGGCGTCATTCGTCCACTGGTAGAGAAGCGCCTGCACCGTACCGGTGGGTGCCACGGTGGACGCGAACCAGCGGCAGCCGTCAATCGTTCCGTTGACGGCGACCGTGAAGACGGTCCCCAGCGTCGACGCGCCGTCGTTGGCGTCCGGCGTCGCAGGAGTCTGCGACGTGAAGATGCTTTCGGCCACGCGTCCTCCTCTCGCTTAGGAGGCGCGTCCGAAGCCCGTCGCCGCCACCTGACCGGTGATGTCGCCACCGTTGGGAGTCACCACAAAGTCGTGCTTCGTCAGCGGAACGATGTCCGCATCCGTACCGCCCGTTGTGTCCGGGTCGTAGCAGATGAGCAGCGCGCCGACCGCGTTCCCCGTCGCCGCGGTCCACGTGACGTCGCTTACGTCCACGAACGCCCAGTTGTTCGTGTCATCGACGGTGACCGCGACTCCCGCCGCGGTCTTCCGTCCCATCGTCGTCTGCTCGTTGTTCGTGCCGGCGAGAAGCAGGGCAAGGTTGTCGTAGTCGATCAAGACCGAGTCGGCCTCGAGTCCGGCGGCCTCCAGCGGCACGATGATGATCGCATCATTGGCCGCGGGCAGCGTGCCGTACTGGACGAAGCGACCCTTGGCGATGTTGAAGACGACGTTTGCCATGCGTGATCCTTACGCGAGCAGGACCGCGCCGCAGCTCGCGGCCGGCGGCGGCGTTGTGGTGATGTTCCAGAGGAAGTGCTCGAGCGACTCCAGCGTGTTGTCGCCGAGGCCCGTCGTCAGCGCGCCGATGAGTGTCGGCCACAGTGTGTACCAGGCCTGCGTCTCGGCGGAGAATGAGAACGTGAACGTGCCGTTCTCGAAGGTGAAGTCGCTGATCATGGTGTTGCCGACGTTGCCGAAGAGCCAGTAGACGTACTGCTGCACGCCTCCCGGAGAACACGCGTTGGCGCCCGCGATCGGCTGCCACAGTTCCATGGAGAAGCGCGACAAGAGCTGGCCCTCGCCGTACGCGACGCCGGTGCCGGTCGCGGGAGTGCCCGTGGTCAGAAGTCGCTCGCCGGAGACGATGACCTGCACGTCGGGGTCAAGCGTGCAGACCTCGATGTCCAGGCCGACGCGCTTGAGCTCGTTGGGGTCCTTCTGGTTCACGCAGAGCGAGCCGTCGGCGCGCTTGAGAATGAACTCTTCGCCCTCTTCGTAGTCCGGCGAGGCGCCGACCGAGATGAAGCCGTTGAAGACCGCGACGGCCGAGTCGGCGCCCGAGACCGGAACGCCGCACGCGTCGAGCTTGATGAAGCGAATCACCGATGCCTTGATCGGCGTCACGCAAGTGGCAACCATTCCTTACCCCACTAATCGCACGTCAAGGCTACCGGGACCGCATGCAAGCAGCAGTCGTAACCCAGCAGGTAGTTGCGCTCGGCGATGGCGAACACCGTGTTCACCGAGCGATCCATCGTTTCCACACGCGGGAATGTTCGAACGTCGCTTCGATATCCGAAGATCGGCGGCGTCATGTACATCCAGCGAACACCCTCGGCCAGTGCGCCGTCGGGTCCACTTCCGGTGTAGCCGCCGCTTACCGCGACGAGGTTTCCGGCGCGCGTCATCAGTCGGCCGTCGACGTCGGTCACGAGCCAGCCGTCTTCCATGAGCGGAAGAATGGCGATCGGCACGTGAATGATTCCTGTGCCGCGGTAGCAGTCGGCGAACGACTCTTCCAGGAGGCCGAGGGCCACCTCCACGCACGTGGCCGTGCCGGTGACGACGGTTGCCGCCAGCTGGAGAGTGACCTCCGAGGCACCCGCCTCCGCGTCAACGAGCTCCGTGTCGGCGGCGAGGTGCGGATACACCACATCATTGGAGACGCCGGCGACCCCGGTCCAGAAGGCCCTCTCCACCTCGAACATCTCGTTGCGCAGCAGCACCTGCTCCGCCCACGCGGTCGAGTCCTCGTAGAACCCCACCGCCGAGCAGTCAACCTGCCCCACGACGGTGAACGGCGTCGCGCCGAATGTGGAGAGCGTCGCGTTGCCCTCCTTGGGCTCGGGCTCGGCGATGCCCGTGCCGGTCACGGCGTTGTTGAGCACGCACTCGTCGAACGTCGTGGACGCGTCGCCGCAGATGGCCTGCCACTCCACACCCGCCTGCCAGTGGCTATCGCCGTCGCGCCACTGGACGACGGACTCCAGTCCGAACGGCGTCGGCGTGAAGTCCGCGGGCGCCACAATCAGCCTTGCGCTGGTCACCTACGTCTCCTCACGCCGACGTCGCTTCGGTCTCGGTCTGTCGCGATCAGAGGCCGCAGGCGGTGATGTCCGCCGCGCCCGTCCGGCCGTTGGCGCAGATGTTGATGGTCAGCAGGCGCGACTCGTGTCCGAGCTTGGCGATCAGCCAGCACTCTTCCATCCACGCGGCGGTGAAGTCGTTCGTCGCGTTGAGGACGGAGTCCCTGATGACGCCGAGGTCCAGGGTCAGGCCGTTGCCGAGCACGAAGGTGCCGGGCGCATACATGAGCGCCTGCACGGTCGTCGGCCAGGTGAGGATGCCGCCGGTGACGCCCGGCAGTCCCGCGGTGCGGACCTGCCAGTCGCCGACGAACTGGATGCGAATGTCCAGCGCGTCGAAGAGGCCCTCGATGTACGAGTCGGCGACGGAGAGCAGCTCGACGCCGGTGCGACGGCGAATGTCCGACCGCATCATGTCGAGGATCCAGCGGGGAAGCACGACCTCGAGAACCGCGTCATCGCACATGGCGAACTTCTCGCGGTAGTCGCGCGCCTGCAGCTCCAGCGCGCCGAGGACGTTGTTGACGACCGACTCGCCGACGGCGCCGAGGCCGGTGAAACCCGAGACGGCGACGGATGCGGTGACCAGCTCCTGGATGCGCGACAGGTTCATCTTGTGCGCGTGGAACGCCATGAGGAGCTTCATGTGGTTCGCGATGAGCTCGGGGTACGCGTCGTCCATCAGGTTGCCGACGGTGAGGCAGACGCCGTCACACGCGAGACGCTCTTCGGTGAACGTGGCGCACGGCACGATGCCACACGTCTTGGTACCCGACTGTGCGGTGCCGGTGACCGCCGCGATGTCCTGCGTCTCGGTCCACGTCCAGAGGGCGGGGTTGCCGGAGAGGCTGGAGAAGTCGGGCGAGATCGGGAACCGGATGCCGCCACGGTTGATGCCGACGGTCGGCAGGTCGAGCATGCCGTCTTCGCAGACGATGTTGAACAGGTCGTACGAGATCTCCGACGGCGCGCACCAGCCGCCGGCGGCGACCAGCGCGTCGACGTTGCTGGCCGCGGTGAGAACGTCCGAGATCTGCTGCGGCGTCGCCTGGCGGTCGAGGTTGTACTTGAACTGCCGGTTGAGCGACGCGACGGTGTAGCGCGGCGCGTCCTGCCCGCGGGTGGTGGTGCCGACGGTGCGCACGCGAGCGTGTGCCGCGGCGACCAGCTGGTTCATGTCGGTGAGACGCGAGCCCTGGGCGAAGCCCGGGATGTCCGCGCTGGCGACGAGAACCGACTCCGCGTCACTGCGAGGTCCGGGAACCTCGGGAGCGCGCGCCTGGATGCTCGACAGCGAGACGTTGAGGCGACGCTTGCCACCGACGTTGCGCGGCTGGGTGCGGCCGGGGCTGTAGTGCCCGCCGGCGGTGACCTCGTCCTGCTCGTCCACTTCTTCCGACCCTTCGGTGGCCATTTCTTGCGTGGTCTCACCGGCGTCGTCCGCGGCGGACTCGCCACGGCCGTGGACGCGCGCCTGCAGTGCTTCACGGTCGGCGGCGTGCTGAAGCGCCATTTCTTCGCGCGAGGCGATCTCGGCGCGGATGGTCTCGATGTCGTCGGCCAGCTGGGCCGCCTGCGAGACGGTGTCCGCGGAGACGTCGGCCTCCGGGTCGGCGATCTCATCGAACGCCTCGACGGCCGCGGCCTCCAGCGCGCGAAGCTCATCATCGCTCAGCGCGGAGAGGTCCTCCGGCAGACCTGCATATCCATTCATGCTTTTCCTTTTCGGAGACATCCGTCATGCTTCACTTTGATGAACCCTACGTGCACTATACACCATGATGTTGATCTAGGCAAACTTCACGGTGTATGCTACTTCGACGGTGTGTTGTCCACCACTTGCGACTGCGAGTTGTAGACGGCGGCGCGCAGCGACTCCAAGTCGCGAAGCAGCCCGTCCTTCTCTTCCTGCTGACGCACGGCCAGCTGCGCCTCATTCACCGAAGTGACGGCCGTCTTCTTCCGACCACATCCGCATCCCACGACTACCTCCCACGGACCCGGTTGCGAATTTCATCCATGCGCGACTTGTCGTCGCGTCCCACGCGGTTCTTCAGGCTGGCGATGACGCTCTGCAGCGCCCTCGTCTCGCCGCTGCTCTGCGTCAGCTTCGGCTTCGGCTTCGCCTCGGCAACGATGGTGTAGGGGTTGACGCCCGCCGCGACGAGTGTCGTCTGGACTCCCCGGCGCGCCGCGGTCTTCACCCGCGGAACCGGGAAGCCTGGGACGTTGACGGCGAGAAGTGCGATGAGCCGCAGCCCGTTGCCGAAGCGGCGCCAGTCTCCGGACAGCTTCGCGGCGCGCAGCGTGCGCAGGCGCAGGGGCGAGAGGTTCGGACGAAGTGCTCCGGAGAACCACAGGCCGTACTGGTCCTCGCCGGTGACGACGTCCGCGACCGCCGCGCCGGTGTGGTCATAGTGGTCGATGGCTTGGACGGCGGTAAGCTTACCGCCGGTCGACGCGTGACCGGTTCCGAGGGTGATGGTGCCGGTGGCGACGGTGTTCCCGTCCGCCGTCAGCGTCTCTCCCAGCATGAAGTACTCGTGGAACCGCTCACGTGGCGGCGTTACGCACTGGCCCGAGAAGCCGGTGTGGCACGTTCCCCAGACGGCGGCGTGTCCGTAGATGCGACCATCTTCGGTGACGGTGAGTGGCGTCGGTCCCGCCAGCTTGGGGTCATCGAACCACTCACGAGGCGGCGCCTCATCGGTGCAGCCGCAGGCGGTCAACTCGGCGCGGGCGTCGATGTGACCGGCGAATTGCGCCTCATCATCCTCATCTTCGTCATCGACGTCGTCTTCCTCCGACGACTCCACGGCCATGCTTACGCTCGCGGACGCGCGAGGTTCGATGGCGAAGTCGGCGTCATCCGGCTCGACCGTGGCCTCGCCGGCATCCAGCATCTGGCCCTCGAGCGCGATGGACGCCTCCACGAAGGCGGGGAACTGGACGAGCGTCGCGCCGCGCAGTCGACCGCGGTGAAAGATCGTCAGCTCCGGCGCGGCGAAGAGGTCGCCGAATCCCTCGGCATCCGCGGCCGCGTCAGACTTCGGGAAGACGAGCTCGACATCCGAGTCCTTGACCGAGTCGACGTCGCCGGACACGCCGCGCAAGAACTTCTGCTCGACCTGGCGGTACGCCTCGGCGCCGTCATCCCCCTCCAGGTCGAAGACTCCGCGTCCCCAGATCTCGTTGTTCTCGCGCCAGAGCTCATCGATGCGGCCGGCCTGGACCGCGGTCTTGTGCCCCTCATCGGTCTGCTTCTGCCACATGAGCGGCAGCGGAAGCGGCGCCGAGCGCAGTGAGCCCTCCGCAAACATGCGACCGTCGCCCGACTCAACCCCCTCGACGATGAGGACACCGGACCACGCGCCAACCTCGCCGGGCGCCGCCTGGACATCACTTGCGACGTCCGAAGAAGCCTGCGTCACGTTCATCACCTCATTTTCGCGATCATTGTAGCGCATCGTGAAGCTTTGTTCAGTCGAGTAGCTCTCATCGTCGTACGTCTCATCCGCATTCACCGGCTCTGCGTCGGCAGCCTCGAAGTTGTCGGTGAGGTCGAAGTCGTAGACCTCATCACCCATGGCCAGTCGAATGCGGTCAAATGTGATGTCCCCGGTGCGGTCAGCCAGCGACTCCACGAGCGAGTGATCATCGGTGTACGCGAGCGTCACGTGTGGGATCCACGGCTCGTGTTGCTCCGGAATCGCGACGCTGTGGTCCGTCATTCGGCCGAGTACGCGCTCTCGAATCTTTCGGCAGATGTCGTGAAGACCCGCACCGCTCAGCCCCAGCGTGATGCACGTGTCACGTTCAACGTTGTGGGGGTTGAACAATGACACGTTAAAGCCGTCCGCGACGACGGGGCCGGTCTCTTCGTCGGCGATCTCGGCGAGCTCGGACAACATCACGTTGAATGACTCTTCGGTGTGCTCACCGATGTCACCCAGGAAGATCACCGTGCAGTGAAGGTCCTCGCCGTACTCACCTCCGTCGAGCATAAGTCGCTCGGCGTTGCCCACCGTGGGGATCAGGGCGATCATGCCGTTGTGAGAGTTGTCGCCCGCGGCGGTTAGCTCTTCCGCCTCCGGCGCACTGAGCACCAGGTCCACGTTGTCCGGGTCCGTGACCGCGGTAAGCGTCGTTTCTTCCGTGGGCATCGTCATGATATCACCTGAAGTCGTACGGCCGGACGTCCGGATGGTGTGTTGCGGTTGACCTCCAGGACGCGGAACCGCGTGCGCGGTCCCAAGATAAGCTCCTGCTCATCTTGAATCGCCGCACGTGATCCCGTGAAGATCGCGGGGGTTCCCGCCGGTACCTCGATCTGCATGTCCACATCTCCGAAGATCTCGGTGACGCTTGGGTCCAGCGACGTACTAGAGAAGCCGTTGTCCGAGATGTCGAACCCCGCCAGCCGCTCGAGGTCGTCGATGGACGTCGCGCCGCCGAGGTGCTCCAGGTTCGTCGATCGGAAGACGGTGACCGGCTCGCCCAAGGGCCGCAGCGCGTCGCGAAGCTGGCCGTTACGCGTGTTCGCCTCGGCCGTGCAGCTCTGCCCGGTGCGCAAGCACTCGTTCATGTCGTGGTACGCCGTCACCGAGTAGTCGCGCACGGTCTGCTCTTGCTCGGGCGTCAGGGGCGGCGGGTTCTGCGACTCCATCTCGCCCTGAATGGCTTCCAGGTCACCCGCGTCGCGCGTTGGGAAGTCCGTATCGACGGCCAGGGGAGCGGTCGACTCGTGGGGACCGGGGCCGGCTGAAGGCGCCGCCGACGGCGCGTTGGGATCGGGCGCGTTCGGATTGGGCGCCGAGGCGGGTGCGGCCGGCGGCTGGTCCTCCGCCTCTCCCACACGCCAGCCAAGCTTCGTGAGGAGGTACGTCGCGAGCTTGCCTCGCTTGCCGATCGACTGCCACGAGCCGTCGGGCTGCCGCACCTGCTGGTCGAACTGGCCGGTGCCTGCGTCGTACACCATGCGCTGCGTGCCGTCCTCCGACACGTGCGTGACGTCGCCGTCGGCGTGCTGGCGAAAGACGTTGGCCTCGGGGTTGTTGCGCGCTCGCAGCGGCGGAGGCACGAAGAAGCGCGCGGCCTTCTTAGCGAAGCGGCCTCCCTTACCTCGCTTATGCTTCTTTTCGTCGTAGCGTCCTCGCCGCGCGAGCGTGTCCATTACTTGTCTCGCTTCTCGCCGGGCCAGTGGCCGGTCGCCTCGTGGTAGAGGTTGGCGCACAAGCCCTCAACGTTTGACGGAAAGTGCTCGCGCAGCTCGCTGGTGCAGCGTCGGAACGAGCCCTCCGTGCCCCACCTGATCTTCGCCGCGCCCTCGCCACGAAGCCAGTAGTCTTGAAGCTCACGAGGCATGCGCGACTGCAGCTCCGTTCGCGCCGCCTGCGCGACGGGTCCGGTGACGTCGACGTTCCACCCAGCTGATGCCAACACTTCATTCACGTGGGCGGCGGGCGTCTGAAAGATGGCCGCGTACTGCTCGTCAGTGAGACCATTGTTGTCGAGGTCTTCGTCCTCGACGGGATTCTCCGGCGACGGCGGCTCCTCCCGAATGAAGAGCGCGTTTTCCGGGTCAGAGACGCTCGTCAGAACGCCCGGGTACGCGGGCTGGTAAGTGGCCCACGGGTCTTCGTCGGTCGGCGTTGTCATGCGGGAATGACCTCCACTCGTACGCGTGCGTTGCTGCCGTCTTGCACTACTTCGAGAATGCGAAAGCGTGTTCCCGGTGCCAAGAGAAACTCCCGTTCACCTGGAAATTGACTTACGTTGGCGACGTAAGCTCCTCGCGTGCCCGGAGGAATCTCAATCTGCATGGCGACCGAACCGTTAAACGCACTACCTGGGTTGATTGACGTGCTGGAGAATCCGAGATCGCGAACGACATCACCGGTCATGTTTTCCAACTCACTGACGCTCGACACACCGAACATCTCGAGGTCCGTACCCCGGAACGTCGTGATTGGCTCAGTGGTCGGACGCATCGCCTCAGTGGCCCGCGCGATTCGTCCCTTCACACTTGGCGTGCAGTCGAATGCTTTATTAAGGCGCAAGCACCTATTTATAGACTTGTACCCACCACCTGTGTAGCTTACCACGGCAGAGTGTTGCGCGTTGGTCCACGACGGCGGGCTGTTCACCATCATATTATACTGAAGTTGCGTCGCTTGCGACTCATTAAGAATGGCGTAGTTAGGGTTCGGTGGGAACGGCGTGGAACCGATAACTCCTGGAATGCCCGTGGGTGATACGGACGGGAGTGTGGGCGTCGGTGTCGGAAAGGAGTTTCCGGCAAGATGGCCCATTACTTTATTTTCAAACAAGCTCCCATTCGGCACACCCGCTTGCGCGGCCTTCTTTTCATCCACGATCTTTAGAACTTGCTCGGGCGTCAGGCCCACGCTGTTGGCGACGTCGGCGGCCTTCTGCGCCAGCGCCTGGGGAGAGTCACTTAGCGACATCATGCCGGAAGTGAACTGGAAGAATGCTTGCGTCTGTATCAGCGGTGGCACGCCGGTGATGCTAGGGTCAGGCGAAGTCGTGGCCGCAGGCGCAGACGAGGGTGTCGGCGTTGGGACGGCCGCACCAGGCGACGCCGGCGGTGGCGTTGATGCGACCGGTGCGGCGGCCGCCGTACCCAGCTTCGCCTGGATGTGCGCCTTACCCTTGGACGACTTGGACCACTTAGCGATCTTCGCCTGGATCGGCTTCCCGCCGTCCTTCGACGAGTTGTGGAAGTTCGCGTCCGCATACTTCAGCACATCCTCGATGGACATGCCGGTCGCCTGCGACGCCGCGTACGCGGCGTCAAAGAGCGACTCTGAAGAGTTGTACCAGTTGACGCCCGCATTTTGAAACTGCGCGTGTACGTCATTCTGCTGCGCGGGCGTCAGCTGTGGTACACCGTTGGCGTCGTACGTCATCGCAGGCGGAGTAGGTGGTGTGGGCGGCGTAGGCACGGGCGTCGCGCTGGTGATCGGAGAGATGTCACCTTCGGGCAGTGTCACACTTGCGCCACCTGACACATTAATGGTGTACGTGCCTCCGGGGTTCGCTGACACGACGGTGCCGGTTCCGTACATCGTGGAAACCGCAGTTCCGGGAGCATGCGATGTGGTTGCGGTCGGCGCCGGCGCAGGCGTGATCACACTTAGATCATTTACGTTAAACATAGCGGTGGCTCCGCCGGGAAACTCCACTTGCGCCATTGTGCCACTTGGCGCCATGTTTGTGACTACGCCCGTACCGTCAGGTGTGCTGACTTCGGCGCCAATAGCCGGAAGACTCGGGTCAGTCTCTGACATGTCATCAAACTCACTGGGCTTCAGCCACAATATGCTACCGTCGGGGCCGGACACCTTGATGAACAGCATGCCGGTGACGTCTGCCTTGACCTCATCAAGTATGGTGTATTCATCAGGTGGTGAGCCCACCTTCGTACCCGGCTTAGGCACCGTGTCCACAAGCGCTGCTTGCGCATCGCTGAGCTTTACGGGAACGCTCATGGGCACAATCACACTACTACCATCGGGAAGTTGAAGCTGAATTCCCGTACTTCCGTTAGGCAGTGTGCCGGTTCCCATGACAGTGCCTACGGTGCCACTTATCGTCTTTACCTTGACGCCAACGCCCACTCCGATGTTTGCCCCCGGAATCGGTCCACTTATCGCCGGTGCCGGTGCCGGTGTGGGGTCAATGGCGGGATTCACGGCATTATTGTATGCCTCCGCCACCTTTACGCTGTGTTGCGGCGTCCACGACGTGCCGTACTTTTCCTTGTACTTATGTGTCTCCACCTCCAGCTGGTCGGCGAGTTCATCACCCAATGCAGTGTCACCGTTGGCGTACGCCTCGAGTACTTGGCTGTGTGCATTGGCGATTTTCATGCTGGCATTCGCCTGCACCGTAAGATCAATTAGGCTGTATGGCTCACCATTGAGTGCTTGTGTTGCGGGAGCATTTGTGGCGCTAAACGTCTTAGCGGTGGTTTTCTTAGCGGTCTTTTTCGCGGGAATGGCCACCGTCGGAGCCGGAGCTATGGTTGGCGTCGGTGGCGTGACGGCCGCCGCGGCCTTCTTAGCGGTGGCAGCTGCCTTCTTAGTCGCCGCAACGGTTGGGTAGACCGATGACGGAAACGGTCCACCTCCGAGCTTTTCCTTCATCGTGTCTGAGATGAGGGTGTCTCCGCGCTGCTCGTCCATGAGCGCGACGACGTGTTCGGGAGCGACGTTGTACGTCTGCGCGATGTTCGCGATGTACTGCGCCATCAAGTCGGCAGACATCGTCTCCGGCTTGGGCATCTGTGTCTTCGCCGACGTCAAGATCTGAAGCACCTTGAACGGCGTGATTCCCGCACCTGAGACGTCATTCCAGCCGGGTGCAAAGGGCCCTGTGATAGGAGCGGTGGGAGCGGCGACCGGCGTGAGCTCTTCGGTCGTGCCGTCGTGCGGGTCTTCCCACAAGGCACTCAGCTCGTTTGCCTTCTTATACGCGGCGCCCTTGCCCAGGACGTCGATGACCTCCCAGCCGCCGTCCGGTGTACGACGCTGCACCGTCCAGTTGTTGCCGGCGGCGTTGAAGATCATGCGGTGCTGGCCGTCAGCGGACGCGATGATGGTGCCGTTTGGGTGCTTACCGTAGATGACCTTGTTGGTCATCTTCTTTCCACCGGAAGCCGTAGTCGTGGGGGTCGGCGCGGGCGCAGGTGAAGCACCAGGTGTGGATGAAGCGGTGGGAGCAGAGGTAGGCGTTGCGGCCTTCTTAGCCGATGCTTTCTTTCCGGCACGAGATGTAACGAGTGGTGATACGTTGCCCTCGGTGGTGCCAAGGGTGAGATCAGTTACCTTTTCTTTCTCACTCGATGTTGAACCCTCCGGCGTGACGACGACCTCAACGACGCCCACACTGGCATTGAAGGTGGGATAGCTTGTGACGATTCCTACTAGGCCACTCGGCAGCACGACCGACGTACCAGGCGGAGGTGCATCGGCGAACTGCTTACGCTGTGCCGCAGTCATCTTATGAATATCGGACGCGAAGTGCTCTTCTTGTGTTCCGTCCGGAAGTTCAACGATGACCGAGTCAAGACCAAACTTGCCCTTCTTATGTGAAAGAATGCGTCCGATACCGCCACCGGTGAGTGCCACCGTGTCATTGACGTGCACGCCCGACTCTGCGCCCGGCACTTGCTCGCCACGTGATGGTGTCGGCGCCGCACTCTTTGAGCCGGCCTTCTTAGCAAAGCGTCCCTTGGAGTCGCGCTTTACCTCACCCTCCGTGAAATCCGGATCCGCCGCAGCCGTCAGGGCCTTGATGAGCGTCGCGTACGTCGTCATCTTCGGCCGACGAACGCTCGCCACCGTCTCCGTAGGCGCGGGCGCGGGCATCTCAACGACCCACATGACGTTGTCAGGGTCGGTCAGTGGCGTGATTTTTGGCGTAGGCGTGGTCATACGACAACCCTCAAGCGAACGACCGACGGGTCACCGTCAGTGGCGGGTGGGATGACTTCCAAGATCTCATAGCGCGTGCTGGGTGGCATGACCAGCTCATACTCTTCGGTGTTCTCGGTGATGTTCTCGACGTATGCGGCGGGAGCACCGGCGGGAGTCTCGATCTGCATGAGCACCGCCTGGCCAGGTGGTGGCGCCGATGAGCCGTGTGTGAAAGACTCCGCCACCTCCGAGTCGATTGAGCTGCTGCTAAAGCCAGGGTCACGCACGACGGCGCCGACCATTCCCTCGAGTGCCGCGACGTTCCCGACGCCCAGCGCCTGCAGGTTGGCTCCTCGGAACGTCGTTACGCCGCGTGGAAGTGGCCGCATACCCGCGGTCGCGTTCTCATTGAGCGTCTCAACGTCGTCATCGCAGCCCTCATCGAACCGCAGGCAGTTGTTCATGTCGCGATATGATGACCCCGTGTATGTGACGAGTCCACTTTGTTCAGCGGATGTCCACGGCTCATCGTCAAGCATCTCTTGCTGCAGCGCGTCCATCTCCGCGGGCGACGCCCGCGGAAAGTCTTCATCCACATCCAAGAACGGCGTGCCGCGAATCTCGGAGTCCGCACCGGCGGAGGGAGGAGCGGTCGCGACCGCGAAGTCATCACCGGCGAGCGCGTCGATGCCGAAGGGCTGCGCCAAGATGTCTTCGAATCCGTCGCTGTCCTCGATGACTTGCGCCGCATCCGGTGAGACGTTCTCCAGCGACTGCGGAGAGTCGTCAAACTGGACGCGAATGTTCTCGTTGAGCCCGTCGGATCCCGCATCCGCGACGCGAACAGTTCCCGCACGGTTGCCCACGACGACACGGTCGCCGGGGAGCGCGTACACCCCCTCCGCTACGGAGAGGCTGTCGAGTACATCTTGGTCCACCTGGACGAGCGGAGCCGCCGGCGAGGGAGGGCCGGTCGTTGGCTCGATCGTGATGTCATCCGGCTCCGGCTCCGGCTCCGGAGTGGGCGGAGGCGGAGGCGCCGCGGGTGCGGTCTTCTTTCCCGGAACCTTCTTCGCGCTCTTCTTCGCCGGCGGTGGTGCCACCGGTGCGGGTGTCGGCGGGGGTGGCGTAGGCGCCGGAGCCGGTGCGGCCGGAGTGGGCGCCGGCGCCGGCGGTGGCGTTGGCGCGGGAGCCGTCTTCTTCGCGGGCGGCGGTGCAGCCTTCTTCGCCGGCTTCGTGTAGTCGATCTTTGGGGCGGCCTTCTTCGCCGGCTTCTTGTAGCTGATCTTCTTGCCGGAACCCGGCTTCGGAGCGAAGCGTCCCTTGTCCCGGTTCACCTTCGACTCATCGAATGGCCTACGAGCAAGCTCGTTAAGCTGCACCGCCGCGGTCAGCGAGTCGAGGTCGACGAAGTTCGCGGGGTCGAACTCGTCGGTCACGTCCGGGAGGTCGTCCAGCGCGAGCGTCAGCTCGGACTTCTTAACGTCGAAGGTCATCGTGCAGCGGCAGTTGATGACGCAGCCGGGCTCACCCTGCGGGTCGCCGGGAAAAGCCAGCGCCTCGCCACAGACGATGAACACGTTGTTGACGCTTACCGTCTGGCCATTGGCCTTGCGATGTGCCTCACGCGTGCGATCATCCTTGGTGGCGAGCCACGTCTTCTTCGCGATGACGCCAGTCGACATGATCTCGTCCAGCGCGCCGGCGTTGCTGGCAGAGATGATCTCCGTCCGCGCCACCGTCTCGGCGCGCGAGCGGCTCCAGTCGGTGACACCCTGAAGTCGCGTCGCGAGCTGCTCCGTCGACTCGCCCGCCCGGAAGCCCTCGATCAGCTGTGCACGCGCGCGGGCCCACGTTCCCTCGGTGACGCCCACCATGCGGTTTGCGGCGTCGATCAGGTAAGCAACCGCCGCGGACTGCGACACGAAGGGAACGTCGGCGTTGGCGAGGGTGACGAGCTGCAGGTGCGTACGCTCCGCCGAGCCGACGTACTCATCCACGACCCGCGGAAAGAAGTGGTCATTGACCGCTCCTCGCCAGGCGGCCCGCGCCTGGTCGAGAATGACCCGCTCAGGTCGCTCGGCGGCCGCCGTGATAGTCGACTCGAGGGCGGCCGTCGCGCGTCGCAGAATGCCACTCAACGTCGTGAACATGTCGGCAGCGAGGGCGTCCGCGTGGCGCTGTAGCTCGGTCTCGGGCGCCATCTTGAGCTTCATTACGGACGAGTCCTCTCGGCGATCTCGAGAAAGCGACGGTCGACGGCGCTCTCACCGGGCGGTGGTGGAGGCGCCGTGGACGTCTCCGGTGGACCGAGAGACGGTGCACCGGTGGCCGGCTGGGGTACGGGGAGGTTCGCACCGGGCGGGGTCGTGGATTCCTCGCCCTCACCGCCGGCCACCGGAGTTCCTGTAAGCATCTCGAACGAGTTGACTACCTGCTGGCCGTTGTACGCCAGCTTCGTCAAGATCTGCTCGTCGCGCTCTGCGTCCGTGGGAGCGTCGGCGTCATCGAAGCCGGTGACTCGCCGAAGCGCGGCGTTGGAGATCGCGACCCGGTCGTGCAGCTGGACCGCACGTTCTCCGAGGTCGGGCTTCTTCTCAAGTTCGGATGCGTCGTACCAGACGACGTAGCGTACGCCGTCGTCATCCTCACCGTCATCATCCTGGTCGGTGTCGGCGGCGTACTCCGCGAGACTCTGACTCGACAGACCCGGCTGGAGGTAGCCCACGGTCAAGCCGCGGCAGATCGTTTCCACGGTGGGTAGCACGTGAACCTTGATCGCCTGCTCTTCGATGTTCCACGCACTCCAGTGGTTCACATCTCCCATTCCCGTGAGAACCTCGGCCGGGACGTTGAGTATCTTGGCCAGTCGACCCAGCGCGCGGTCGCGCCCGTCAAGCGTCTCCGCGACGACGTTATCCGAGAAGCGGATGTGCTTGAACTTGTCGATGAACTCCGACGCGACGCGCATCGGAATGGGCAGTGCGGCCGCGGCGCTCCCCGGGTTCTGAATCGCCTTCGACGCAACATCGATCCACTCAGAGATCAGCGGGTCCGCCGCGTCGGAGAACTCATCACGAACGGGAAACGTGACCTCATCCGGAATCAGCCAGACGCCGTTGCTAGCGACGCGGGCGGTTAGCTCGGTGATGATCTTACGGTTGTAGAGGTCGACCTCACGCATCACGCCAAGCGCGGGCTCCGTCGGCGAGATGGCGAGCCACGGGAACTGCTCGTCGGGGTTCCAGATGCGTACGACCAGCGACTCCGCCGGCAGCGGGACCCACGCGGACTCGTCGACGCGGATCGCGAAGTTTCCGCTGTTGTCCTTGCGAACGACGTCGGTCGAGTAGACGCCACTGTGCGTGTTGCCATCATCATCTTCGTACATGATGAAGTACGCATCACCCGCGATGTCAAGCTTCACGGAAAAGCTCTTCATCAAGACCGACTGGCCGCCCACGCCCTCGGCGAGCTTGTCCATAAGCTCGGCGGCGGGACCCTCTTCCACGATCTCCGGCTCATCCGAGCCGGGCACGATCTTCGCCGCCTTCAATCGGACGCGCGAGACCGCGTTGCCCTTCCACTCGGTGGCATACCAGAGCTCACCTTGAGTGCGCCAGTTGTCCCACGCCTCATCCTGCCAACGCTTCGACTGGATGGTTGTGCCGCGGTCGGCGCGCAGTACGGCGGCCGCGGCGGTAAGTGAGTCGCGTGGCGCACGCGCCGCGGCGCGTCGCTCACGGCGGGTCAGCTTCCGGTGCGCGGGAACGCGTGAAGCCACGACCTCCGTGGACATGACACGAGCTCGGCCTCGCGCCGATGAGGTCTTGCGCCACGCCATCCTACTACCTCCGAGCGAGTACGACTTGGTAACGGCCTGCGGTCTCGTGCCGAACGACGTTCCAGCCGCCGCTCTCAATCATGGCGCGGTAGCCGGGCATGTCCCACGCCCACGCGTGCACCGCGTCATGTGACGCCTCAGTCTCATCCACGGGCGATGATGCGATCAAGACGCGGACGCCCGCGTTCCGGACGGCGCGAACCAGGTCGTGAGGCCGAGCCACGTGCTCGAGAACCTCGAGCATCGTGGTGACGGTCCCAAGCTCTGGCCGCTCGACGGTGAAGTCTTGCAGGCGCACGTCCACCCCGCGCTCCGCCGCTCCCACGACGTTGGCCGGGCAGAGGTCGTAACCCCACGCGCGTTCCACGAACGGCGCCACGAGGGTCAAGAACCCGCCGTCGCCCGCTCCCAGGTCCGACAGCGTCGGACGCGCGTACCAGTTCTCAGCCGCGCGTACGCAGTCGAGCGCGAGGTCCATGCGCGGCCGATGGTGCGTCTGCTCCAGGTGCGGGGCGCGCTCGCGGTCGCGGTGAAACTCGGCGGTGCTGACGTGCGGCACCGTGTTCTCCTCGAAGAGTCGCCACTCCATCAGTCCACCTCCGGCTCGTGTGTGGCAATGATGCCGGTTAGCGCCGACGCGGCGAAGACCATCGCGTAGGGCCACGGCACCGAGGTGTACCGGTCGAACACCAGCACGACACCCGCGGCGACGTACATGGACGCGCACCACATGCACGTGATCAGGTACGAGAACCAGTGATCTTCGCCGAACTTCCGGATCACCCAGTCGCGCGGTCGGGCGATCAACGGAAACGCGTCTGCGGCGATCAGCCGGGTGACGCGGTACGTCACGAGGCTGATCACGATGAGTATGAAGATCGGGTAAAGAGGATCAAAGCCTGCCCACGAGTTGTACTCACCTACGGTGCTCTCCACGATAGCCTCCCAGTGATACGGTACTACACCTATGTGAAGTTTGACGTGTATTGACGAGAGTGCGGGTTGACCTGGCCCGATGTGTGCCACCTGGACACGACAAAGAGCCCCACCCAGGAAGCGGGTGGGGCTCTGTGCGTTGCCGCGGTGGATGCTAGTCGGACAGCAGCCAGGCGATGAGTACCACGATCGCGGCGACGAAGATGCCGGCGATGAGGGCGATGGCCCACACCGGCATGTCATCGTCATCGTGCTTCTTACGACTGAGGCACTGCTGGAACGCGACGCTGTTAAGCGCGTTCGCGTTCGGCAGGTAGCAGAAGTCCTGCATGTTCATGACGATCGCGGTGCCGTCCGGGTGCGTCACGGTCGTGGGCGGCAGCTTGGCGAGGTCCTTGGGCTTCTGGATCTTAACGCCGCCCCCGCCCGAGTTGCCGCCGGTGGACCCGCTCGTCGACCCGCCTTTAGAGCCGCTCGAGCCCTTTCCGCCGGTCGAACTGCCTCCACTGGAGCTACCCCCGGTGCCGCCTCCCTTGCCGCCTGAGGAGCCGCCGGAGGTCTTTTCCACGTACGCTACGTAGTACACGTTGTCTCCCTGTCGTGTCCTGTCGTGCCGTGGTACGAATATACCACAAGTACGCCCGCCGAGCAACGGCGGGCGTACTTACGCGAGACGGTCAGATGTGGCAGTCGATGATGATCAGCACCGTGTCGGGGTCCACGCTCGCGATGCGGCCGTTGATCAGCTGGTCGTACGTCTCACGACTTTGCAGCGTGTCCGAGCTCATGCCGAACCAACCCATCTCACCGGGTGCCAGCCACTCGCCGTCTTGCGTCAGGTACGCGTACCCGGGCACGGCGCTGAGGACGGCGCGACGCACGTACTGCTCGCGTCCCCACTGGAAGTCGCTTATGGGATTGCCGAAGAAGCCGTTCAGGTCGCGCGTCGCGGCGACTCGCGGCTGCTCGTGGTAGAACGTGCGCGCCTCGTCGACGTTGTCGAACATCTCCAGGGCCTCGCCCCACGTCACGGCCTCCGGCGTTCCCAGGATGGCGCGCTCGTACTTGTCCGCGTACTCGTTCGCCTCCCGCTCGACGCGCAGCCGCTGGCCGACCAGGTCGAGCAGTCGGATGGGACCGCCGTCACATGCGTGCTGGCGCACCTCGTGACCCTCATTCATCCAGTCGATGCCTGAGATGATCAGTCGCTGCGCGTCGTCCGATGACATCTTCGTCATCATGGTGAAGTAGCCGCGCCACCGGCCACCGACGCACCACCAGTCCCACTTAGAGTCGGGGTTGTACGTCGTCATCTCGTACGGGCAGTCGCGCTCGGCGTCATACAGCACCGCACGACCGCCGTCGCCCTTGTAGTGCAGGTTGTACGCGTCGACGAAGTCCGACCACGTGACCGTGTCAACGGCGGAGAGTCGCTCGGACGACTCGAGCACGTACTCGAATGACCAGTGCTCTTGCGGCGTGCCGCGGTCCCAGTAGCTGCGGTACTCCGGAACCTCACGGTCCTCGTCGTACGGGGCCATAAGCTCCGCAACCTTGTCCTCGTACTCGGCCGGAGGCGTGCCCGCCGGCAGCTCCACGATCAGCGTGAAGTGTGACATCGTGTCTCCTTGTCTCTTACTTGCGAACGTACGCGTTGAGCGTGTCGTGAATTCCCCACCACGTCATGTGACCCTGTGAAGTTGAGAGCCACTGCCAGTCGCTCTCAAGCAGGTCGTAGAACGCGTCATCGGCGGTGCAGCCACCCGCGTCTTCGCCGGCGTAGATCAGCATATCACCCGCGTAGTCACGCAGCGCCTCGTACGCCCACGACGTCTCGTAGCCGGGCCACGACATCAGCAGCACGTCGGCCCCGTGCTCCTTCACCACCGTGTGATCGCGGCGAAGCACCCGTGTGAACTTCTTCCGGGTGGTGAAGTAGAAGTTGTCATCGCCGGGAATGTGAGGGTCGTACGGGTGCACCGTAACTCCCGCCTGCCGCAGCATCCACGCCCAGTAGCCGCGACCCGCTCCCAGCTCGACGACGGCTCGGTCTCCGATGAGCTGCTTCATCCAGGCGATGTCATCGGGTGTGCAGATGGAGAAGGTGAAGGCGGTGCTCAGCCCCTGACGGTCGAGACCCATCGTGATGAGCTCGTCGAGAACCTTCGGCTCGAGCTCGAACAGCGGCAGCTGAACCTTGGGCATGCTGCCGCAATAGCACGCCTCACACGTCGTGGGGAACCAGCGGATGATGTCCCACAGTGGGTTCTCGTCGATCAGGTGTGTGAACTGGTCGTGAGGTCCGGCCACGATGGGCAGCATGGTACGACGACCAACGTTCGTGGCCCGGTAGGACGCTGACTGCACGTCACTGCGAAGCTGAATGCCGTCGACGTCATCACGATCCCACAGGTCACGCATCATGGCCACCGCATCATCGGGGGCGCAGCGCAGCGGCTTCCACGGCGTCTTCGTCATCAGATTTCCAACGTGACGTCGTTGATGGTTCCGGTGCGCACCCGCTGGATCAGCTCGGCGCCCTTCCGCGTGAAGCGGTACTCGTCTCGCACGCGCGTCATGAGGCCGTGCACCACCATCTTATCCAGCGTGTTGCCGGCGTCGCGCGACGACAGTCCCAGCTCCGTCTTCAAGATCTCGACGGTCAGCGGTCGCGGGTGCGTGCCGGTGTCCGCGAGCTTAAGCGCGTTCCAGCGGGTACGCGTCAGGTAGATCTTCACGCTTCACCTTCCTCATCATCGTCATCATCTGCCCACTCGGAGATCACGGTCCAGTTGAGCAGCATCGTCGCGCACGCGCTGGAGCTGAGCATCAGCGCGATCACGAGAAGCATAAGCTCGCCGGTGTTGGCCCGCGCCAGGTCTTCCGTGAAGATAAGGAAGCCTAGCAGAAACGCGAGTGCGGTGACCGAGCCGCCGATCGAGATGACCAGCGAGCGCACGGGATCCCTCACCGTGAGACTTCCTCGCGCAGCAGCCGCATCGCCCAGTTGTCGACGGAGCTGCCGGTGCCGGTGACGTCCTGGGGGTTGCCGATGTGCCACATGTGGTGCCGGTCGCAGTAGTACGCGTGGAGTCGCTCACGCGGCTCGCGCGCCAGGTTGTGCTGGCGCGCCGCGCGGTCCGCATCATCCGGCGTGTAGTAGCAGTACTTCGGGTCGTCACGGTCCGTCCAGCACGACCGCGGGTGCTCCTTGACGTCCGGGGCCGCCACTCCCGCGCAGTCGTATGAGCAGTACTGCCGGTCGATCACGATGAACGTGAACGCCCCTCGACAGCCACGGCACTTCTTACGCTCGGGAAAGAGAAGCTGGTCAGACCTCTCGCGACTCGTCTTACTGGTCGCCATCATTGTCACCCTCTCGGAGCGCGGCACGCGCCCGGTCGACCTGCGTGACGGCCTCGCGCAGCCGCGTCACCGAGACGCCGCGCTCGAAGTCACGTGACATGAACCTCTTAATGATCGACTCGTCATCATTCGTCGGCGACGTGATCGGCGGTCGCGGCGAGATGTCGTACGCTACCACGCCGTCACTCACGGTCCACGTGACCGGCGCCGTCGCCTCGAGCTCGTACTCGAACGTGAGCTCGCCGTCGGCGTCGAACGTGTCCGGCATCTCACGGTCATTGAGCAGCTGGACCTGCATTCGCAGGTACGGAAATGCGGCCGCGATCGCTGTGAGGTCGCAGTGCATCTCGTGCGCGGTCGGCCACTTGCCGACGTTGTACCGTGAGGTGCCGATCGTGCCGTCCCAGTCGCACCAGCCGTGAGGACCGCCGACGTACGCGGACACAATCCGGCTGTTCTGCATGTTGTGCAGGTCGAGGACGCCGAGCTCCGCGCCACGCGCGTCGATCGCCGCCCACTGCGTACGGTGCCGGGCGAGGCGCGCGTCGGCGTCCTCACCGTAGTCCGCAACGTAGTCCGCCGGAAGGCCGAGCTCGCGGCGGACGGTGTCCAGCCAGGACTTGTCATTGCTGAAGATGAAGTTGACGTCCGTCGTACGAATGATGATCTCGTTCGCCTGCTCCTGGGTCACCTGATCGCCGGTGACGAGCAGCCGTGGCCACTTCACATAGTCGATGTTCAGCAGGTCCGGAAGCTCCGGCGGGTCGTTGTTCACGTCAATCATCCTCTCTCGTGCTCCGTCAGCGTCGTGCCGTATCCAGCTAAGATTATCTTACCATGATCCGGCACGATCGGCAAAAAAGCCGATCGTGCCGGGTCAGCGGCCTACACGTGCACGGTGATCCAGTCGCGAGCGAGCTGCACCAGCTCGTGAAGTGTTCGTCCGGAGCAGCGTTCCACCTGCAGCGCCATGTCGCGCAGCGCACGTCCCGCCGTCAGCGGACTCTCAACCTCCTCACGCACGTGCCGGTAGATGACGCCCATGACCAGGGCCGCCGCGTCATCGAACGACTCATCGCCGATCAGTATGAGGTGCGCGTCCGGAAAGCGAGGCTCGTGCGTGTCGACGTCGATGCGAGCCGGTGAGACCTCGCGAGCCTTCCGCAAGTCATCCGCCGACAGCTCCCCGTCGGGCAGGTACACACCCGCGAGGTCGAGGCCGGCGCGACGTGCCTCCGCGTAGTAGATCTCCGTGAACTCGGCGAGGTGACGGTTCACCAAGATTGACACCGCACGGTCACCCGCGGTACGTCGCACCACCTTCTTCTCACCCTGCTCCGCGGGTCCGCCGCGCGCAAGTGCGCCACACTCGCCCTGGCGCAGCTCCACGGACGCGACCATCTCGACGAGCAGCGCGCGCCACTCGTCATCTTCCGGAGACGGGTTGCGCAGCTTGCTGAGGCTCGACAGCTGCAGCTCCACCCGCTTACGCAGGCTCACCAGCGCGTCGCGCCAGCGCGCGATGACCTGCGCGTGTCGCAGGAACTCACCGTCTGACGGGTCAAGCTGACCCGTGACGTCGGCGATGACCACGTTGGCGAATGAGTTCTCATCCATTCCCAAGATGTGACCAAGCCCGTGGACCTGGACCTCGGGAATGTTCGTGATCTCTTCCTGCCGCCGCTTCGTCAGGTGGAATGACCCGCAGCCGCAGTGGTACGTGTAGAGCGGAAAGCCCACGCTGCGGCTGCGCACGTTCGCCGCATTTCGCGCCGCACCACGCGTTAGGTAGCGCACCTTGCGCGGCGTTGGGCAGTTGGAACGGTTAGCCTGCGTCTCCGTCATGGTCGGCATCCTCTGTCATCGTGTCGGTGGAAACTTCACGCTCAAGCCGACTCTCCACGATGACGTAGTCACCCGCATTCGTGAAGATCCGCTCGGCGTCCAAGATCCGTGCGCGCGTGTCAGCGCACACGAATACGTACGGCTTCTCACTTCGTGTTCCGGCGTAGCGCATGGACAAGAATGCGTCCGGACGGTGGATCATCGTGAGCTCGGCGCGCTGGAACGGGGTCAGGCCGTCGACGTCCGAGTCGGTGGCGGTCGGGTGCCAGACGCGCACGACGTCACCCACGACGTCGAACACGTACCCCACGGGTCCCATGTGAGGCAGCCGCGTCAGGGCGACGACGTCGCCGGCACGAACAGCACTCCACGGACTTGCCACCGCTGTGATCACGTTGCTTGTCATATGGCGTACTTCCTTGGGTGAGGCGTCCTCCGTGTGGCGGCACGGAGGACGGCGATCGGCTATGTGACGGTGAGCCAGCGCGTGACGGCGGCCAGCGCCGTCGCGTAGCTCTCTTGGGCGGTGATCTCGTCGGTCATCCGCTGGACCTCCGACCGCGCCTCCGGCTTGAGCATGATCTCGTTGGTCGTGAGGTGCTGGTAGAGTGACGTCCTCGCGTGAGCGATGACTCCGAAGATGTTCCCGTTTTGGCCACTCAGCTCGACCACGCAGTCCGGGTACTTGATGACTTCTTCCACGGTCACTTCCTCAGGTTCGCGATGAACTCTTCGATCGCACGTGCCATGGCGACCGTGTCGGCTCGCCAGTCAACGACCGCGCTGGTGGCGCTCTTCCATACCTCATCGCCGTGCACGATCTCGAACGGCTCGCCGTTCAACATCGCGTCCTCGTTGGCATAGTAGAGCACGAGCCAGCCGGTGAACCTCTCACGGTCTTCCTCGGTGAGGCAGACGGTGGAGTTTCCGTTGGTGACGGAGACGTACGCGGTCTCGATCGCCGGGTCATCGTGCTTGACCTCGACCTCCACGGAGGTGCACCCGCCGCCGGTGTGCCACAGCGAGCCGTCGACGCCGTGACGTCCCAGCTCACTGATCACGAGCTGAACGGACGCGTACTTGTCGATACTCTCACTCATCGTGTCTCCCGTCGTGTCCTCGCCGGTTGTTCCGGCGATGTTACTACTATATCACACATGCTAGGTCGAGTCAATCACGCTCAGTTACATGATGTGGCGATGGCCGCGAAGGCGTGTGCATCTTCCTCATCCGTGCTGATGCCCAGCACGTGGTAGGCGTGGCGGGTATCGACGGCCGTCTCACGGGGGTCGAAGTCCGTCACGCCGACCATGCTGTCGCCGCGCCGCCAGACGTACCATAGGGTGATGCCGTGCGCGCCCTCGGTCGCGACACCTTCATCATCAAACTCATCGTGAAAGCCGCCGACATCTTGAAAGATGTTGCGGCCCACGATGCGACAGAGGGCGCACATGCGATCTCCTAACCTTGTGCGGTGATGTCGGCGGTGGTCAGGATCCCGATGCGAAGCGCGATGGCCACGGCGTGTGCCGCGTTGCGCGCTCCCAGCGCCGCGTACGCGTTGCCCAGGTACGTCTTGACGGTCTGCGGTGAGATGCCGAGCATCGCCCCGATCTCCGCCGACTGGTGCCCCATGGCGACGCCAATGAGCATGCGCTTCTCGCGATCGGTGAGCACGTAAGAGCACGCGCGCTGCCGGCGGGTGGGCGGTCGCTTGGCCGCGTACGGCAGCTGCAAGATCACGGGACGAAGTCCGTCGACCATGCGTCGGATGTCGGTGTGACTCAGCTCCAAGTGACCCTCCACCGACGCGCGAGCCAGCGCCTGAAAGAGGCGCTGGCCCAGTCCGTCCAGCGTCGACTGGCGCGTCGCACGTGGTGCGTCAGCGGTCGCCGCCGTCGACGGTCGTGACCTGTGCCGTGGTACCTCGTTGTGTGCGTTACTGGGCAGCACGTCGTTCCTCCTCGACCGTAAGAGCCGCGCGAACGCGCACCAGCTCATCGTCCTTCGCCCGACCGTTCTCCACACGCCACAGCGCGCTCACCGTCAGTTCACAGCGTCGTGCCAGCTCGCCACGTGAAAGGCCGAGCGCCTCCCTGCGGACGCGCTCGCCGGCCGCCTGGTCTACCTGCCGCGCATCGGCGACGGGTGTCTCAGCGGGCGACTCGGTCGACGCTACGGCCGGTTCGGCGACCACAGGCTCGGCGGCCGGTTCGGCGGCCGTGGCCGAGGTGACGTCGGTCGGCTGGGCGGCCGTGTCGTTGTCATCACGTGCTCCTCGTCGCGTCGCGTGACGCCGTTCGGTCGCGGACAGCGGCCGCACCTGGGGGTCCACATCGTCATCCGTCAGAACGACGTAGTAGGCATCCTCACTGGCGGCGTGCCGATGAAAGGCGCTCATGTCGAGCACGACCTTCACCATGCGCTGGTGCGACCGCTCGGCGGTGTAGTGCCAGACGCCCGTGACGCGGCGCCAGCGGCCTAGGGCGTCATCCCACACGAGGTCATTCTGCTCGAGCTGCGTCACATGACGCGAGATCGAGTTGCCCACCGGTTCACGTGAGTTGTTCACAGCATCACCTCATCTTATCGTGTCGACCAATGTGCTCATAGGTTGATAGTAGCACACGTGGTAAGATCAAGCCAACGTCGTCGACGGAAGGGCCACCCGCGCAGCGAGCCGCGGGTGGCCTTCTTCCGATCACTTATCCGTCGTCGTGGTCGCCGGCCGCGCCGCCGCGGTGCCCTTTCCGTTGCCCACCAGCGTGCGCCGCAGCCGGAAGGTTCGACCGTACCACACGCCGTGGCTGATGTCGCCGTTGTCGTACAGCTCTTCCAGGTACGTGGTGACGATGTCCAGGTACAGGCCGGCGATCTCTTCCGGCGTGTGGTCGCCCTCACTCCGCTCACGTGCGGTGTTCGCCCAAGCGAAGCCATCACCGGCGGAGTCGAACGTGGGCGGGTTCTCCAGCAGCGCGTAGGCGCTGGTGGCCCACATGGTCAGTCCCTGGTGCTGCACGAACTCGTTGCGGCTGTCCGGCACCACGGTGTGCGCGACCTTCTTACTCTTCGCGCTCTTCCCGCTCTTCACGCTCTTCGTCGACGTCGGTGCGGTCGGCGGCGCCGTGATCGCGTTCATGATCTCATCGATCTTCGCGTCGGCGTCGTCATCGACCGGTGCCGGTGCGATCGGCAACGCCTCGGCGACGGCGATCTCATCGACCACATCCTCGGCGACCTCGGTCGTGATGAGCAGCTCGAAGATCGCGGGCTTCGAGTCGGTGTTCTTGTACAGCGAGCCGAAGTCCACCATCGACTTGACCATCTTGCGGACGGTGGTCTCCGACCGACCGGACTTCTCCACCAGGCCGGCGACCGTCTGCGGTCCCAGTTCGGCGATCACGTGCTCGATCCACGCGGCGTCGAAGACGGCCGGCTGCGCCTGGACCTCGGTCCCGTTCTCCAAAATGACGGTCTCGGATGCGATAACAACGGTCATGTCAATCAGTCCTTTGTCTTGTCGTGTTCCTGACAACGACCAATCTATCACACGTGGTGTAGTGTGTCAACGGCGAGTGGTGAACTTCACAAGATTCTTTCCAAGCGCGCGTGAGGCGCCCACGTGGGATACGTGGACGCCTCACGTGCCTCGACTACTACGGCAGGGGCACGCACTTCGCCGAGCCGCCGTTACGGTAACGCGCCTCGATGATGCGCACGTCACGCGCGATGACCTGGAGCATCCAGCACTCCACGTGAGCCGGGCGGTACTCACCCTGCTCGTAGTAGGCCCGCGCCCGGTGGTCGATGAGCTCATTGCAGATGCCGCAGGGTGTCGTCACGTGCGTGACCAGCAGCTGGACGATCCAGCTGGGCACCTCGCGGTCGCGGGTGCTGACGAGGATGAGCTCGTCCGGCACGTTGGCGGTGTTCACGTTGATGCGGGGAATGATCGTGGTCATGTCACTGTCCTATCTCTCGTCGTGAACCTACTGAGGCGCTACCCACCACACGTTGCGCATGTACCACCGGTCCGGGTTGCCCGCATCCAGCATGACGCGCAGTAGCTCGAGAAAGCAGTCGCGGTGCCACGTGCCCAGCGAGCTGGCATCCCGGTACATCGGCGTGCCGACGATCAGCCGCACGTTGCAGCGACGGCACTCACGGGTTACATCATCGGCCGACGACTCAGAGAGTGCACACGCGTACTCCACCAGGTCGCCGCTCAGCGTCGGACGCAGCACCTCCACCATCGAGGGCCACTCAGACATGTTCATCACGAACATCGCGTCTCCCGTCTCCGCCGGTTCGTGCTTGTGAGTCTAACGTAAACCACATAAGACTTAGTTGTCAACCGTTGACACGGTGATGTACACGTGATATATTGGAACCATCGACAACGACACTGACAAGCGGAGGACACGATGGCACGCATGATCACCGTTACCGTAGGCGACCTCGACGCGCACGACTTCGACACCGAGGTCGAGCTGATCGCCTACGCGCTTGAGACCGTCGGAGAGTTTGCGTCCGACGTCGACGCGGAGGTGGATGTGACCCTCGAAGGCTTCAACCGCTGGGCCGCGTGGGTCAACGTCGAGGTAACGGGCGCCGACGAGGACGTCGCGCTGTTCAGCCGCCGCTGGTTCGAGGAGTGAGCATGACATTCACGTTCAACCCGCGGGACCTGGCTCGTAAGATCGTACACGAGCTGGGTCACGCGGATGATCGACAGGTCGCCCTGTACGTGCAGGGTTACTGCATCAGCGTCGGCTCGGTGCTACCCGCCGACGTGGACGATTACGACCGGCTGCTCAAGCATACGAGGCAGCTCGTGCGGACGGCTAAGATTCACCGCGTGGTCGTCCTGGAGGACGAGGACACGCCCGAGGTCCAGATGAGCACGTGCCCGTACGACTGCGGCGGATGTCACGACCTCGATGACTGCGAGTGTGGCAGCTGCCGCTTGTGGCGAAGGGAGCGCGACGATGAGTGAGATGAAGATCGGATTCACGGATCCCAAGGTGATCGCCGCTGTGATCATCGCCAATCACGGCCAGATGGCCTCACACGATGATGTGGTGACCATCACGTGGGATGCCTTGCGCGCCGTAGATGAAGACCCACGCGACCCGGCGTACGATGACTTGGTCGATCAAGTGAAGTTCCGCATCGCATCCGCTGAGGTCATCGTCCGCTGGAACGATGATGACGATGACATCACGACTGACGTCTCGGATGCCGCCGCCTGTGATGGGCCGTGCTGCACCTGACACTCCGTCAACAACGCACGCTCGAGAGGCCGTTGCCCGCGAGGGCGGCGGCCTTCGTGCGCGCGACAAGTTGCGCTTTCAACCGTAACACGGTACGGTTGTCGTCAACCCATGACTAACCTGCCGCGTCTACGGCCGTACGAACGTGTCACCCACGGGGGATCGGAAGCAAGTTGAGGAGGCGCGGTGGACTGGGAAATTGCTCCCACCGACGACGGTAACTGCGGAGACGCAAGTGCAACTCTCGTGTACCTCTACGGTGTGCTGATCATTCTCGCGGTGGTCATCGCGCTGGGCGAGTGGGTCGGCCGACGCGGCAAGCGTGGCCGGTCACACGATCAGCGCGACTCGGACTTTCGCGCGTACGTCGCCATGGCGGTCCTATGGCCACTCTTCATCATCACGGTGATCTTTATCGTCTTGTGGACCGCGCTTACGCGTCGCGCCTCGTGATAAAGCGACCCACCCCCGTGCGGGGTGGGTCGCCGGTGGTGGCGGTGGTGAGCCGCCGTGCCAGGTGGAACGCGAACGTGAACCCTGACGTGCCTAGTGTATCACACTTCTCTACGTACGTCCATGGTTGCACTTTCATCCTTTGTGTGATATATTGGTACTACCAACCAAACAACAGGAGGCACCGTGGACCACCACACTCTCTTTCGCCTCGGCGTCCGCGTCGAGGACCGCGTAGGCAACCGAGGCACCGTCATCCAGGTGCCGTGGGAGAGCGTCGCGGGCTGGGTCTGCAAGGTCGCGTGGGACTCCGAGGCGATCACCGCATCTGGCTCCAGTAACGAGCGCACCGTGAACCTCACGGTTGTTCGCTGAGAGGAAGATCACATGGAGACGATCAGGCGTGACGGCAGCGGCTGGGCGTGGACCGCGAAGTGTGGTACCAGCGGCTCCGGCACATCCCGTGATGACGCGGTCAACCGGCTGCGCCTTCACAAGAACACCTGCCCGCAGTGTAAGCGCTAGCGAGAGGATCATGACCGTGGGAATGTCAAAGGTCATCAAGCACCCCGTACACGGCACGTACACGTGGTACGCCGCGTGTGGCGCGTCGGGCGGCGGCTTCGGCGACAAGAAGAGCGCCGAGGTCGCGCTGCGACTGCACCAGGTCGGCTGCAAGAAGTGCTGACGTAGCACCGACACCGGGAAGGCCCGCCTCGAAGGAGGCGGGCCTTCGTCGTGCGCGGGTCAGGCGCGCAGCCACTCGGGGTTGTCAACGTACCACCGCACCGTGTTCTCCAGCGACCGCTGGAGCGTCGTAGGTGGCATCCAGCCGAGCTTCATCCTGATCTTACCGCCGTCCAGCGCGTACCGCAGGTCGTGCCCCGGACGTGACGTGTGGAAGTCCGTGTAGACCGTAAGACTCTCCACGTATCGGTCGACGTCGATGTGAGGCACGTCCAGTGCGCCCAGGCGCTGGAGAATGTGAGCCACCGTGCGAACGAGCTCATCATTTGCGATCTCACGCTCGCCCACGACGTTGTACCGCGGAGGCAGCGCGTCGCCGTCCGAGTACGACGTCGGCCTCCCGTGCATGGTGAGGTACATCCACGCGTCCGCGAGGTTGTCCGCGTGCAGGTAGAAGCGGCTGCCCGCCACGCCGTCGCGGTCCGCGTGCACGATGATCTCTTCGTCGTCCAGCAGCTTACGGATCACCATGGGCAGGAACTTCTCGGGATCCTGCCGCTCGCCGATGATGTTCATCGTGTTGGTGATCACGATGGGCAAGTCGTACGTCCGCCAGTACGAGTAGGCGATGGCCTCCTGCGCCGCCTTGCTCGCGGAGTACGGGTTGCTCGGCAGGATCGTCTCCCACTCCCGGTGCCGGTGCTCGCCGGCCGCCGGGCCGTAGACCTCATCGGTCGACATCTGGAGAAAGATGTCAAGGTCATCCATTCGGCGCGCGGCGTCGAGCACGTTCGTCATGAGCGCGACGTTGTTCTGGATGAACGACCCCGGCTCGATGATGGACCGATCGACGTGACTCGATGACGCGACGTTGAAGACGTAGCGGCAGCTTCCCCAGCGCTCCAGGATCGTCGGGCCGAGGGGAAGCGCCAGGTCGCAGGGCGTGATGAGCGTGCGTTCCCACGCGGCCTTGCCCGAGAGGTCATCATCCGTCTCACACTCGGCGATCACGTCGGTGATCCGCTCTGGGTTGCCGTGGTGCTTGAACGACACGGGACAGTGCACGACCCAGTCGGTGTCTCGCAGGATGCGGCGCAGCAGGTGACTGCCCACGAAGCCCGCGGCCCCGGTCAGCAGCACCTCGGTCGGGCGGTCAGCGTTCGTCACTCGTAGCTCCTCGTCCTGACGGTGGTCCGCTTACGCGGCCCGAACTTGTTCCACAGCACCATGATGGGCCAGCCGGTGAACGCCCACATGCCGCAGGTGAACAGCGTGAGCATGAGGTGGAACCCGTGGCTGGTATTGCGGTGAGTCTTCATGATCGTCTTCATCATAGCTCCTGGTCGGTAGTCGTGCCCAACCAGAATTGTACCACATAAGACTAGCAGTCGTTAGATGGGTTTGAGTCCGCTTAGCAGGTTCTTGGACGCCAGCTCATCCAGCGCGTTGCCGTTGGACGCGGCCCTCCGAATGGGCTTGAAGAACGCGAGCAGGAGCGCGTCCGCGAGGTCGGGCGAGTGTCCCAGGCGCCGGATGATGTGATCCTTCGGCTCGATCTTGATCTTGCCGCCGGAGTCCATGATCTCATAGCGCGGCTCAGACAGTTCCGCGATGACGTCGTCGCTGACGCTCGTGAGGTCCCACAGCTTCAGCCGTGTGTTCTCCCGGCCCACGTCCCACCACAGCTCGGCGCGGCGGTTCAGCCGCTGGCGCGCCAGGCGCGGGCTGGGCGCCTCCGCCGCGTTGACCGGCACCACCTCGGCCGCGTGCGTCGTGCCGCCGGTCTTGATGCCCGCCGCGTTGTGACGCGCCGACAGCTCGCGCAGCCGGCCGGCGAGCGCCCAGCCGATGCCCGTGCTGTCGACCTTCACCCGCGTGACGCCCCACTCGTTGATCTTTTCCACGAGGCGGGCGACCGACCGCATCGGGTCCGCGTCGCGAAACATCTCGACGCGCCCGGCCACCGGCCCACGCCGCTCGTAGATCACCGTGCAGTCGCCGCCGCCGCCGACGTCCACTCCCGCCTCGACGTCGCCGTCATCCGCCAGCAGCTCGTTGTACCGGCACTGGCTCAGCCACGCGTACGGGATCGTCGTGAACGGGTCGCCCTCCGTCGGAAACTCGCCGAGCACCTTGCTCTTGAAGATCGCGGAGTCCTCACCCCACGCCTTCTTCCGGTCCTCGTACCACTCGCGGCTGGGAAGCATCTCGGCCAGCGACCGGCTCACCGGCTCGCCGGTGAAGTTCGGCGTGTCCAGCGTCGAGATGTGAATGACGTGCCAGCCGCTGTCCGGCCGACAGATCTTGGCAAATTCCGAGTGAGGATCGTCCGGGTTCCCGATGGCGAGCATGCGGCCGTTCACGTTGGTGGCGAGCGTGGACGCCGAGTCCCACAACGAGGTCGGCACACCACACGCCTCATCCAGGACCACGAGCACGAAGCGCGCGTGAATGCCCTGAAAGGCGGTGGGTGAGTGGTCGCTGGGCTTACGCCCCAGGGCCACCAGCTCGTTGCCCATGTACCACTCGCTGAGGTTCGTGCGGCCGCGCAGCCCGGCCAGTGAGTGCATCTTGTTGATCTCGCGCCAGAGGATCGCCTTCACCTGCGCGTCAGTCGGCGCCGTCGTCACGACAAAGGCGTCGCCATCCGCGTGCGTGTCCAGCCACCAGCCGGTCGCGCGGGAGGCGATGAACGACTTGCCCGGGCCGTGGCTCGAGTGCACGGCCACCTTGCGGTGCACCACCAGCGCCTCGATGATCTCACGCTGCTTGCTCCACACCTCGGCGCGGGCACGGCGCGCCAGCCAGTCGCCTGGGTTGCGGCGCCAGGTCAGCTCGGGCGGGTTGACCGCGTCGGCCGCCACCTCCAGGTGAGGCAGCGCCCCCTGGCCGATCCGTAGCGCCCGGCTGGCCAGCGGGTCGGTGGACCGGGCACGCTGAACCCGAGCGGCCGTCAGCTCCGCATCTATGAACGCATCCACGGCATCATCGCGCATGCGTCGATCCTACTACGCACGACGCCGCCCGCCACCGTGTGGTGACGGGCGGCGTGCGCCGGTGCTACCGGTTGGCGAGCTCGCGGCAGTTCGCCGCGGCGTCCACGTGCAGGTTGGCCAGCTCGGTGCGCATCGCGGTGGTCACGATCTCCGCCCGCGCGGCGATCAGCTCACGGTCCGCGATCAGCGCCTGCACGTGCGCCAGGTCCTGCTCGATGACCCAGGTGGGGAGGGTGGCCAGGTGAGCGGTGCGGTTCGACATGGTGTCCGTCCTTCGTCTTGTCGTTTGGTCCAACAACTAGAACAATAGCACACGTGATGTGATGTGTCAACCACGTGTGTGAAGATTTCTTGATGAGGCTGTATGCCCGTCTGCGCGCGTGCCAACGGCCGCCGATCGTGTTGGACCGGCGGCCGCTGGCCGTGTGCGCTACACCTCGCTGATGCGTGATACGTGGTAGTCGGGATCGCCGTCCTCGCCGGCCCAAACGCGAACCACCTCGGCCAGCTGGTCGGCCGGGCCGGTCAGCTGCACCTCGGGCCACCCACCCCCGCTGGATACCAGCTGGGTGACGGTAAATTCCACGTCGGTGCCGCCGAGCAGCGCCCACATGTAGTCGCGCATTTCCACGAATGTGGTCACGACCACATCGATGTTGATGTGAGCCATAGTCACTCCATTCACTTATCAATTATCGTGTCGCCGTTTGATCGGCTAGTTCCAATATAGCACATATGATGCATCGTGTCAACCACTGTGATGCAGCACATCGGCCACCACGTGAGTGGTGGCCGAGTGTCGTGCCGCCGACCGTGCCGTGCTACGCGGCTAGTCTAGCGGGTGATCAGTCGTGGTGGCTGTAGTCGGTGATCTTGATGCCCTCACGTGTGACGGTCACCTCGGCGTGGTCGCCGAACAGGTCGACCAGCGCGCGCTGGTACTGGGACGTCTCCAGCGCCTCGCTGACGATCAGCGCGCGGATGAACCGCTCTTCCTCCGTGCCCTGGTACGAGCGGCCGTTCGTCCACGGTCGCGAGCCCAAGGTGGGGTGCTTGGTGTAGTCGTCGATGATGAACAAGTCATCGTCGTCAGGGTCGATCTCCTCACACGTTGAACACTCGGACCCGCAGCGTCGACACGTCGCGTCGGCCTGCTCGATGTCGACGTCCTTCACGGTGCGGACCCAGAAGCCGCGCGCCCGGAAGATGCACGGCTCGCCGTCGTTGAAGTACGGCGTGAACTGCTGCCACCCGAAGGAGTGGATGAAGTCGTCGGCCAAGAGCGGCTTGATCAGCTCGGCGACGTCCTCACGCGTCTTATGCGTGCCCGCGTTCGAGCCGAGGTTGACGGTGCCGATGATCGGGACGCCGAGGAAGCTGCGCTCCGCGGGAATGTCAGTCATCATGATCTCCTTCACTGGTTCCGTTGAGGATGTGAGACAGCGGAAGCTCGCGGCGTTGCGCGCCGGACATCCACGTCTCCACGGGTGTGTTCTTGAGCCAGTCTTGCGGGGTGGGAATGAAGCCGAGGTCCTCGAGGATGTGACGCTCGGCGACCTCGCGCACGGGCACGCGGATCGTCCGTGTGACCGGCCCGCCGGGCGGCGACTTGGGAATGACGACCGTGGGGCCAAAGACCTCTTGGCACAGCCAGACGCCCAGCGTGTGGTGGTACAGCGCGCGGTGGCGAATGTCGCCGAGCGTCTTCTTAGACCCGTCGAGAAACTCGTGGACCTTGAGGTAGTCCTCGGGAACTCCGCCCCACTTGCGGGCGGAGCTCACCGCGTGCCTCCAGCTGTTCACGGCGCGCGCCAGCCGTATGGTCCCGGCGCGGTCGGCATGCCCGCGTCGATGTAGCAGCCGTCGCAGAGGAAGTGCCCGTTGGCCGGGTTGAGCGTTCCCTCGTTCTCGCGGACGTAGTCACTGGGAGTCTGCGCCGAGGCGTCGGCCGCCCACACGTACACGCTGATCTCTTCGGGTGTGGAGTCACAGCCGATGCAGATCGGCTGCGGCTCGGCCTCAGCTGCCGTCATTGTGACGCTCCTTCTTCGACGTGATCCGCGCGGTGTAGATGTGCAGGAGCCCGGCCATTACCCAGATGATGGGTATCAACCACGACTCGAGCAGCACGCCCAAGACGGTGCCGCACATGATGAAAGTGAGTCCCATTCCCAGGTGAAAGCGGCGGCTCACGACTCATCCTCGTGCAGCGTCTGGCCCGTCGCGGCGGCGATGAACTCCGCCTCAGTGGGCAGCTCGGCCAACGGCCACGCCGCGACCCGCTTCACCGGGTAGTACCCGTTGCCCACGGTCTCGCGTCCGGCGAACCGGCCGACGTCGTGCGGCGCGTCCTGGAATCCCATGTACACCTCGAGGTCCTCGGCGTCCAGGTCGATGACGTATCCCCACTCGGCGAACAGCGAGTTGCGCGGGTAGTCGGACGCGTCCAGCAGGTAGCCCGCGGTGAGGATCTGCTCGACGCTTCCCTGCGTGCCGCGCAGCAGCTGGTACCACGACGGCGTGTCATCGGCGTTGCGCCGGTCGACGAGCACGTCCGTCCAGCAGGCGAGCGCGTCGACGTCGAGGACGGTGACCTCGGTGTCGTCCTGCACGACGCGCAGGTCCCGGACGCCGGCGCGCAGCTCGGCCAGGGCGGGAGCGTACGCGGCCTCGCCGAGCGGAAGCTCGGCGCCGAGCAGCTCACGGACGGCGTAGAGTACGCCGATGCCGAGGCCCTCCGGGTACGAGTCGTAGTGGTTGTACGTCGTCTTCTCGACGCCGTCGTGCACGAAGGTGATGAAGCCACGTGTTCCCATCAGTCATCCTTTTCGTCGTCATCGTGCCGGCGGCCGGCACTCCAGTAGGTCGAGGCGAGCAGTCCCAGCCGCGTAATGAACGCGAGCACGGACCACATCATGATCACGTAGAAGAACGCGGTGGTCGCGGACGTGTCGTCCGCCAGGTCCAGCGCGCACGCCGACACCACGAGGGTGAGTGACGGGTACGCGGGAAAGATGCCGTCACCGCGGTCGCGCCACGGGCGTGCCTCCGACGTCTTGAGCGGGCAGCGTGGCGCGTGCTCCATGTGCTGGTCCGCGCGGCCGTCGCGGTAGCCGTTGTCGTACGAGTCTTGCACCGTACGCGTCAGCTTGGCGACGAGGTCATCGGTGTTCGGCGTGAAGTCCAGGGGGTCATCGGGGTCGACGTTCATCAACCTCTCCCGTCGTGTCGCTTGTCAGTGGTTTAATCATATCAAGAAATCTTAGGAGGTGCAACCGGTCCGCCACCTAGTCGGCGGGTGGCGGACCCGCCGCCTAGTCGTCCAGGATGAGGTATCCCGCGTCACTCACGCGGGAGTCGCGGAACTCGCGCAGCGACCGTAGCGGACCGGCGACCGCGATGTCCACCGACCCGTCAGGAAGCGTCTCCAGCGGGTACGCCCAGAGGGCGAGGTCGTTGGCGTGACCCCACCACGCGATCCAGTCACATGCCACCGCGACGTCGTGGCCGGCGGGAAGCACGCAGCTTGTGGTCCGCTGCTCAGTCATTCGGCCACTCCAGGTTGACGTGCCGCAGCCACTCCGTCTCGGCGAGCGGGGCGGGCAGCTCGATGAGTTCTCGCCGGTGCGCGTCGCGCGTCTCACGCGTCGCGTCGAGCAGCTCTTTGACGTTGTCAACGTCGGTGCGAGCCTCGCGCACGGACCACTCATCGGCGCCGCCGATGCTGAGGTCGTCATAGTGGTCCAGCGCGGCCTCGTACGCGGCCAGCGCCGCGCCTACCGCGTCGTGCTCGGATTGGTTCATCATCGTGTCGTGTCTCCTCGTGTTCATCAGACCCAGCGTGACAGCTGGCGCACGGCGTTCGGGTGAGTGGTCACCGTGACGACGACGGTGCCGTCCGGTTCCTCGTAGTTGTGAAGCTCAAGCGTGTGATCGCCGTGCACGTACGTGTCGAACGCCCGCGCGATGCGGCGTCGTACGCTCAGGGCGAGACTGTCGCGATATGACGCGTTATTGATCTTAATCCGCGTCCACTCCACCATCTGCAGGTCGTGCGCCTGCATTATGATCTTCTTGTTCACGTGCCCTCCTCGTGTCCTTGTCGATGGTCTAATATTATCACATATGCCGTACCGTGTCAACGGTACGGCATATGTGATGCGAAGCTACAGGTAACGCGTCGCCGCGGTCACGACCTCATCAGGTCCCTCGACGGTGAGCACGTATGACGTCACGCCGTTGGACGAGCCGCGCTCACCCGCCCACTGGACGGTGAGCAGTGCGGCCTCCGTGCGCGACACCTGATTTTCCACGTACGCGACGGCGTCATCCAGGTTGGCGGCCTTGACGGTGACGTGCTTGGTGAGACTCACGTTTCTTCCTCCTCGTCGTTACAGCATGCCGCGCAGTCGCATGAGCGCGCCGGCGGCGTCGCTGGCGTAGCTCTCCGCCGTGCGGTCGACCAGCGGGCCGGCGTCGCGCATCGCGTAGTGGATGTCCTGCACCGCGCTGATCGCCTTGGACACCGCGTCCTTGACCTGCTCCAACTTGTGCCGCTCTTGCGGTGTGAGGTCCCTCGATGCCATGATCTCTCCTCTCAGGGGCCGAACTCTCGGCCGTTGACCTCGATGGTTACGTGCTTGGCCAGCTTCAGTGCCTCATACACCACGTCGGTGACGCCCTCGTCGCAGTCCTCCGAGTCGAGGTCGAAGCGCATGTTGAGCGTGACGACGGTGTCGCTGTCCAGGCGCGACCGCAGCTTACCGTGAAGCATGTGCATCAGCTGCAGGTACGTCGCGTGGTTGAGCGGCACCGCGCGTCCGGTGACGCAGTCCGTGCAGCCGCAGTCGGCCGGGTCGATCCAGCGGATGTCACTCACCTTGCATCATCCTCGTGATTCCCGTCTCGTGTACGCGGTCGATCGACTCGGTGAGGCACGTGATGCCGCAGAAGATCCACGTACGTGGCGCGACCACGTTGCCTCCGTCGGCGTGACGCAGTCGCGGCCCATCGGTGGGGCGGCCCACGACGATGAGCCAGCCGGTGGGCAGGTACTCGCGCGTCCAGTCGTAGGTGGGTCCCCACGACTCGGCCTGCCCAAGCGTGAGTGCGACCCGCTCACGGTGAGTGCAGTAGGGTGCGCCGCAGCGGTAGAGTGCGGATGTCTCAATAAAAGCGGACACGTGTCCTCCCGGTGTAGGAGGCCGCCGACCCAAGCCGGCGGCCTCGTGCGTGTATGTACGGATCAGCCGTGCCGGGCGATGGCCTCGTCGAGCTTCTTCAGCGCGGCCTTCACCGCGCCCTTGGCCAGCGTGATGTCATCCCGGTCGCCCCGCCGCTCGGCGGCGGTCAGCATCGCCTCGGCGGCGCTGACCAGCGCGCGTGCGGCCTGGATGCGGGGGTGCTCGGCCATGTTTACTCCCGTCGTGTCGTGTTGTTGTCGATGGTTCCAATATATCACACAAGCTACGTGATGTCAACCACGTAGCTTATGTGACGTGCGTTGACGGCTTAGCCGTTAGCGCCACACCTTCTTGAACGCCTGCACATCATCGTTTGACCCACCGATGTTGACGACCCAGCCGCGTGACGATTGGCTGATGTCCAGCGAGTACTTACCGGGCAGCCGGCCCGCCGCACGTGACGCGCCGGACAGCGCGGACTGCGCCTCAGCCTTGGTGGCGTATGTGCCGATCTTGTACGTCGTCTGGTTCATGATGACTCCCATCGTGTCGGTGTCGTTGTCGAACTGACAAGACTATTTTATCACAAAGGTGAGCCTGGATCAAATGACCCAGGCTCACGTGAGCTTCCGAGACCTCCTACCAGATGGTCGTCAGCCGGCCGATCGAGAACGAGCTGCCGTACGCGTAGAAGGAGATGCGGCCGTCCGGCTCGGTCACCTCGGACATGTGAATGTCCCGCAGCTTGTAGATCGTCTTGAGGCGCGCGATGCGGTTCGCGACGTACCCGCGTTCGGTCCACAAGTCCACGGACTCCACGGTGGACAGCCGGGTCTTGACGCGGTCGGTGGTCGAGGTCATCGTGATCAGCTCCGTCTTGTCGGCGTCGTTTCCAGTTCCTGACAACAACGACTATAGCACATATGACTCCACGGTGCAATACCATGGAGTCATACGCGTGAAGATCTTTAGAGCGTGCGCTTCACCTGGTCGTACACCCAGCGGTACGTCTCGGCGAGGCCCTCCGCGAGCGGCGTGCTCGGCTCCCAGTCCAGCACATCGCGGATGAGCGTGTTGTCCGAGTTCCGGCCGCGCACACCCTGCGGTCCCGGGATGTGGTTGAGGTCGATCGTGACGCCCGCGATCGACGCCACGAGGAGGTAGAGGTCGTTGATGCTGATGAGCTCACTGGAGCCGACGTTGAGCGGCTCGTGATGGTCGGAGCGCGTGAGGGCGATCGTACCCTCCACGCAGTCGTCCACGTACGTGAAGGAGCGGGTCTGCTCGCCGTCGCCCCAGACGTCGACGCGGCGATCTCCCGTCAGGGCGGCGACCGCCACCTTCCGACAGGCCGCCGCGGGCGCCTTCTCCCTGCCGCCCTGCCAGGTCCCGTACGGCCCGTAGATGTTGTGGTAGCGGGCGACGCGCGTCTGCAGTCCGCGGTCCTCGCGGAAGTGGCGGCACATGCGCTCCGTGAAGAGCTTCTCCCAGCCGTACCCGTCCTCGGGCAGCGCGGGGTACGCGTGGTTCTCGTGGAGGGCCGCGACGTCGGGCCGGTCCTGGTGCACCGCGGAGTAGACGCACGCGCTGGACGAGAAGAAGAAGCGGCTCACGCCGAACTCATCCGCCGCCATGAGCGCGTGCGTGCCGGTCAGGACGGAGAGCATGCAGTCCAGCTTGTTGCCCTCGATGAACCCGATGCCGCCCATGTCGGCGGCGAGGTCGTAGACCTCCGCGTCCTGCGCATACCGAAGCGCGGCCTCGGCCTCGTCGCGCCGTGAGACGTCGAGGCGCACGCTGTGGACGTCATCGACCTCGTGCCGCTGGTCCCACTGCGGCAGCGGCCGCCGGTCGACGGCGAGCACGCTCTTGCCCTCGGCCGCCAGGCGCGCCGTGAGGTGTCCGCCGATGAAGCCGCCCGCGCCCAGCACGACCGCATCATAGTGCGGGTACTCATCGAACCTCAGGGTGACGTCAGCCATCATGTCAGGCTTCTCTTTCTCTCGTGCAACGTGCGGAGGCCCGCCGCCGGTACCAGGTAAGATACCAGCGGCGGGCGGGTCTGTCAAGTCGAGGCGGTCATCCCAGGTAGCCGCCGGGAAGCGGCGCCCCCTCCACGGCGCTCCAGCCGGCCCACATGCCGAGCATGATGAGGAGTGCGAGCGTGAGCAGGATCCAGACGGCGCGGTGGTTCACCTCGTCCGCGAGGTCGTGAAACGAGTCGAGCAGGTCTCGCCCGAAGAGCATCATCGTCGCCATCAGCGTCATGATGCCGGTAAGCGCTCCCGCGAGCACGCCGAGCATCACCGGTCGAACGCCCTGACCGTCGGGCACGGGAAGCGCAGCCGAACGCGGTCGTGGTAGTAGTCGTCACAGCAGACGACGCAGTACCCGTCGGCGTCCGCCACGTGCAGCTCACGAATGATGTCCTCCGCGGACGGCGGCGCCTCGCGCAGCCCGATGTCCACGAGCGTCCGCTCCCACGTCGTGAACCGCACCGCGCGGTCGTCGACGTAGAGCACGGCGGGCAGCTTGCGGTTGGTGACGAGGAGCGTGCCCTTGGTGTTCCAGAACTCGCGGTCGGGGTCGGTCTCCGGCTGGGCCGACAGCCCGTGCACCCGAAGCCAGATGGCGACGGCCCGCAGGTCCAGCCGCGACGTGAAGATGAACACCGGGTTGGCGTCCATCAGCTCGTGAAGCGCGTCGACCGCGCCCGGCACCGGGTCGTCGTAGAGCGCGCCGCCTTGCCAGCCCTTGCGGTACCCGTGAACCACACCGTCGAGGTCCACGCCGACGGAGCCGTAGAGGTGCTTGAGCTGTATCATTTCATTCCTCCCTCAAGTTCCATGATCCGGCCACCCAGCCGCTGGACGTGTGCGACCGCGCAGCTGATGCAGACGTCGAAGCTGCTGGGCCAGTCGGCGAGGAACCGTGGTGCGTCACCGGACAGGGAGACGCCGCAGGCGCCGCGTGGCGGGTCACCCGCGCGTCCCGACCCCACCATGTGAAGTAGCCACTGCGTGACCGGTCCTAGGTGAAGTCCGGTTGGCGCGTACGTCGGTGACAGCTCGACGTTCACGTCACCGGTCACGTGAGCCGCTCCTCGTTGCGCACCAGCCGCAGCTCGCTGGGAATGCACCAGCTGGTGATCCAGTCCATGACGCTGGCGGGCCAGTCGAGGTAGGGAGAGGCGATCTCCCAGCGGCCGTCTTCGTGGATGCGCACGACCTCGTCATACTCCTCGGGCAGCCCGCCGAAGGTCTTGAGAATGTGGCGCCGCAGCAGGCGTCGCTCATCCGGCTCACCCTCCACGGGCGGGTCCAGCTCGATGAACAGCGACCAGCGTTCCGGCTGGAACGCGTGAGATTCACTCATCATTCCTCCTATCGTGTCTGGTTCGACTATACCACATGTGGCTCACGGGTTCAACGTCCGGCGCGCGCACGCCTACCGCGTCCGCGCGGAGCGGGACCGTGCGGCGACATCCACGCGGGCCGGTCGTGAGGCGGGCGCTGGGCGGCCTGCACGGCCTCGGCGAAGTCGGTGATGCTCTGCACGACGGCGCCGAGCTCCGTCGCGTAGGCCTCCAAGATCGGCCGGTACGCCTCAATGAAGTCGTGCATCATCTTCCGCACTGCGGTGAGGTACGCGGTGAGTGCCTCGGTGGCGGCTCGCAGCTCGGCCTCCGTGACGTCGTCGCCCCACGTCCGCAGGCGGAACGCGCGCCGCGGGTCTCCGTCGATCGCGAACGTCTTCTCGGTCACGCTTCCTCCGTCAGGGGCGTCGTGGGCAGGTGGCGTTGGAAGTACGCCTGGGCGCGGACCTCGCACGTGTCCAGCGCGTCGCCGCAGGCGAGGCACCGCATGTGCATCTTGCCGCAGGGCTCGATGCACACGGTGCGGTCGAAGTACGACGTGCCGTCCGCGTGAGTGCACCAGTCGTCATCGTCACGCTGCTCGATGCCGCGCGCGACGGCCTCGCCCCAGTAGCACGCGCCCTGGTGCGCGGGCAGCGGGTCCTCGGCGTTGCGGTGGACGTCGTACGCGTCGCAGCAGACCAGCTCGGCCCGAACGTCGGCGGCGAACCGGACGCGCGTCTCGACCTCCGCGTCGACGCGCACCAGCGCGATCACATGCTCCACGCACTCGCGGCACACCGGCGAGCTGGGTGGGAAGCGCTCGATGGGGCCCGCGAGCCGCGGGTCGACGCGCGGCCCGCGGAGGACCTGGTGAACGTCGTAGCGCGCGCACGCGCCGTGGTGCGGGCTTCCGCCCGGCACCACGAGGTGCAGGGTCGTCTCATCCGTGAGCCACGGGGCCCAGTGGTAGCCGGTCACTCCGTCGCCTCCGCTCTCTTCACGCTGCTCACGGCGTTCATGACGTCGAAGGTGATGTCCACCAGCTCCGTCAGCTCGGCCGGCGTCAGCGCGTGATCACGGTCCAGGCGCTCCTCACGCATGCTCGCGGCGGCGTTGGCCAGCTCCACACCCAGCCGCTCGATGCGGTACAGCCGCTCGAGGCGGGTGTCCGGGTTGACACTCACGGCAGCATCCTCTCGTAGGGGGCGCGGGTCTGCCGCGCCATGTTGGCCAGGTGCCGCAGGTAGCGCAAGAGCTCGCGCATCTCGGCGCGTCCCAGCTCGGTCGTGAGGTAGTACGTCCGCGGCGTGCCACGCTGGTTGGGCGGCTTGGGTCCCGCGGGGTCCTGGGCGGCGGTCACGAGCCAGCCGGAGTTCACCATGCGGTCGAGGCCCGCACTGACCGCACTTGAGCTGAAGCCGGTGGCCGCCACCAGGGCGTACCGCCAGCGGGGCACGGCGGGGTCGGCCATGAAGATCGCCGCGAGCTCCATCAGTGAGAGCGTGCACCGCTCCCGGTCCATCGTGTGAAGCTCCCACGCGGGAAGCTCGTCGTACGTCATGATCACTCTCCGTCAGCTCGTCGGTTGGGGCCGTGTATGAGGTGGTCGAGCAGCACCGCGGCCGCGAAGACCAGCGGGGGTGCCCCGGCGAGCACCCCCACGAAGATGAAAAACTCGGTCACTGGTCGTAGGTCCGTTCGGTCAGCTCTTTGCGCGCCTGGACGCAGCCGGGGCAGACGTCCCTGCCCGCGTAGCCGATCAGCTGGTTCGTCCGGGTGAGGCGTGAGCCGCACAACGGGGTGCCCGTGCCCGGGCTCGATGAGTGCGGGAAGAGGTGCAGGAACTTGTGCACGATCGTGTTGACGACGTCTTGGGCGACGTGCCACTCGTGATCGAGTGAGTTGGTCTTGGCCTCGGCGCTGATGGGCCGCGCGGCGTCGTGCATCACGCGCCCCAGCAGGGTGTCGAGGCACCGCTGTGAGCACGTGACGTACGTCAACGTCAGCAGTCCACTCGACCTCGTCTTGATGACGGTGGCCCGCCAGCCGGTGGGCAGGTTCCGCATGAGCCAGTCGGTGGGCGGCTCGGACTGGCCGCCGAAGTATCCCGTGGCGGCCAGGGTGCGGGACGCCTCGCGCGCGTGCTCCTCCAGCTGTGCGAGGCCACCCGCGACGTTGCTCCGGTCGATGTCGATCACGACGGCGGCCTCGGTACGGCCGCACATCAGCGTGTTGTCGCAGACGTAGTCCACGGTGGCTGAGATCTTGAAGTCCACGTTCATCCCATCTTGTCGTGTCGTTGGTGTCGCGCCTTGGTTCGATATTACCACAGGTGCCGGGCCGCGTCAACCACGGCCCGGCCCCGTGAGCTACTCGATGTGGCGACCGGTGGGCGAGGCGCCGGGGTAGGCGCGCCGTCCCCGCGAGCCGTCGCCCAGCGTGAACGGCCGGGTGACGTCGGCCACGTGCGGCTCCATGTGGATGGTGACCCGGACGCCGTCGTCGATGTCGCCCATGTACGCGGCGCGGCACTCGTCGGCGTCGTCATCCTCGGACGCGCCCGGCCCCCACGAGATGAACCCCTTGCACGCCTCCTCCCGGAACGCCGCGTGCAGGTCGTATGCCAGCATCTCCAGCGCCTCGACGTGAAGGGTGGCGACCCGCGGGTCCAGCGCGCTCAGGCGGTAGAGCCTCTCACGCAGCTCCATCGTCGCGTGCAGCGCCTCACTCGTCTTACGTGCTTCCATGACGTCTCCTAGGTTGGTGATGGTCGAATGCGGTCGGCTTAGCTCCGCGTGTGTCGGCCCGCGGCGCGCAGCTCGAAGCCCACGTTGCCGCGCGCGGTTCCCAGCGCGTCGATCGCCGTGATGAGGGACTGGTGGTCCGTGTAGTTCAAGAAGTCCAGCGCGTCATCGTCGTCCAGCACGTCGCGGAGCGCGTTCACCGCGTCACGCATCGTTCGCATGGCGTTGATCCACTGCAGGCTCTTGATCGTCATGTCGTCGTTGCTCACCGTGACTCCTCGTCGTCGTGTCGATGCTGCATAGTGCTCATTAAGCGCCCGTGTTGACGTTACGTTCGGTGGTACGCTTGATCGAGTCGACGCCCCAGCTGTGACGACGCAGCGCGCGTACTTGCGCGGTGGTGAGCGCCTTGACTCCCACCAGGCGTCCCGTGGAGCTGGTGATCACGTAGTTACGCATTGCGACTCCTCGTCGTGTCGTGCTGGGCGCGTGATGCTGTGCGGTGGCCGCCGGGTTGAAGCCCGGCGGCCGGGTGCTCAGGTGAAGCGTGCCCGGATCTCGTCCGCGATGCGGGCGGCCGGGGTCTTCTTGCTGGTGATCGTCAGCGTGATCCAGCCGTCGACCGCACGTGCCCGCACGATGCTTACCTCACGGTGGCCTCGCGACTGCACGAAGAGGTCGACGGCCGCGGTCATGGCGATCTTACTCGGAACGGCGACGCTCGCCGCGGTCTCAGTCATGGTGTCTCCCTGCGTCTTGTCGTTTCGTGGTCGATGGTTCTATATTACCACATGTGGTGCGGTCCGTCAACCAATCTCTTCCTCGAAGCGAATGACGAAGTCCGCCGCGTCACGGCCGGTGACGGTGACCTCCACGTCGTATGTGTCGACGTTGCGCGGCCAGCCGAAGTCCACGGAGTAGCCCCAGGCGAAGGCGAGGCTGGTCAGGTTCAGGGCGGTCGTCTGGGTCGGGTCGATGATGATCGTCTCGGTGGTGTGCACGTCGCTCACTCCCGGTGGTCGGTTCCGCTGGGTGGGGTCGGGTCGGAGGCTGCCTGGAAGATGTGGCGCCGCCCGCTGAGGCGGCGCCTGGCGTGAGCCGGTCGGCTAGTCCCAGCCGCCGGGGTTGTGCCCGTAGACGTCCTCGCAGTCGTTCTTGAGCGCCCACATCGCGTCGCGTGCGGCGCGGCGCTCGGCGAGCGGCGCGCGCTCCGTGGTCAGCCGGCGCAGCTCGCGCACGGCCTCCGTGATCAGCCGCTCGTAGTCCGCGTAGGTGAGGTGCTCGTCGTGGCTGTGGCCGTAGTCCTCGATCTTGATCATCGTGTCTCCGTGTGTCTTGTCGTGGTCGATGATTCGACTATACCACATGTGGTGAGATGCGTCAACCACGAGGGCCGCCTCGTGTGAGGCGGCCCGTGGGGACGTGGGTGGTGCGGTGTGGCTAGCGCTCGTAGATGTGGAGCCAGGTGGTGACCTCCTCCGGGGTGCCGGTGACGAGCAGGACGTGGCAGCCGGCGTCCTCGGTCCAGGCGCCGCGGGCGCCTCCGACCTGCGAGACACAGTTCACGAAGGACGAGCCGTTCATGTCGAGGTCCCGCCCGCCGAAGCGCTTGTACGCGTGGACCTCGGCGGTGACGGTGACGATCGCACCGGCGTCGGCCGGGACGGCCTCGCGGGTGAAGGTGGCCTGGCGCTCCAGCGCCTGGGAGGCGAAGCGCTCGTTGCGGAGCTGGGAGGCCGACTTGAAGATCTTCAGCATCGGGATCACCTTCGTCTTGTCGTGTCGTGCTGTCCTGCGTTCCTGACAACAATCAATATAGCCTATGTGGTGCGATGTGTCAACCCGCCGCGTGATGAATGCCCAAGATTCTCTGACGTGACGCGGGTGTGACGCGGCATGACGAAGGCCGCCCGGTGAGGGGCGGCCCGCGCGGTGCAGTACGGTCAGGCGTTGTACGCCTTGATCCACGCGGCGACCTCGGCGGCGGGGCCGCTGACGACCAGTCGCTCGCAACCCTCGGCGGTCATGTCCCAGGCGCCGCGGGCGTTCTCGAACGCGAAGTTCAGCGCGCTCGCCGGGTTCATGTCCAGCGTGGGGCCGCCGAGGCGCTTCATCGCCTGGAGGACCAGGACGATCTCCACGTGAGCGGCGGGGTCGGTCAGGTCGACCTCGGGCGCGACGTGCGCGGCGGCCAGGGCGTTGGCCCGGGCGGCGTAGTCGGCGGCGCGGCGGTCGGTGCGGCCGGTGCGGCCGGTGAAGAGGTTCTTCAGCATCTCGATCAGTCCTTCATCTTGTCGTTGTTCCCTGCCGATGATTTCAATATAGCCTATGTGAGGTGAGGTGTCAACCGGTCGTGAAGTGAACGTTCAAGATTCTCTGGACACACGTGTGTGCCGGCGACCGTGTGGTCGCCGGCACGTGTGCCGTCCTCCTAGTCCGTCAAGATGTCGTGCGCCGCGTCCCACGCGTCCAGCAGCGTGCCCAGGTCGACGTGCGCCGGGACCGCGATCGTCGCCTCGTAGCCCTCGTCGTACTCCGCGCCGTCCAGCACGTGGAGGACGATCCCGTGAAGCGCCGCGAACTCGTCGATCTCCAGCGGCGCGTCGAACCGGATGAACACGGTCTCGGTGATGTGAAGCTGGCCGTTGATGATGGTCGCCATGATGTCCTCCGCCGTCGTGTCTTGTCCGTTGTTCCCGACAACGACCAATATAGCCTATGTGGTGAAGGTTGTCAACGGCCAATGTGAAGTGCGTTCAAGATTCCTCGTGACACCGGCACTCACACGGCGTCCCGCAGAACTTGCACGCGTCGCGGCAGCGCGGGTGAAGCCCGTGCCAGCACGCCGTGGACACGTAGGCGTGAGCGCCCTGCCGCGCGATGACGTCGGCGGGCAGCGGCTCCGCGGGCGAGCGGTCCGGGTCGTGCGTCACGCCAGCTCTCCTCGGATGACGACGGCGCGGCCCGACTCGTCCAGCGCGCGAAGCGTGGTCTCCATGACCTCGCGGGCGCGCGCCTCGGTCGCCTCGTCGAGGCCGAGCTCGTGAAGCGTCGTGCCCAGCACCTGGGCGATCAGCTGGCCCTGAAGCTCCACCTGCTGGACCGTCCGCTCGGCGACCCCCGCGTCCAGCGCCATCTTGGCGTACTTGGCCGCGAGCTCCGTCGTGCGCTCCGCGCCGCGGACCCAGTCGTAGGCGGAGCCGCCCGGCCGGATGTCGTCATCGTCCAGCACGGTGGCGAGCTTGGCCTGGTACCACGCGCTCCACGCGTAGGCCCGCCGCATCGCGACGGTGAGAGCCTCCCACGGGTCGACGTCCAGCACCCGTGCGATGGCGTGAGCGGTCACCACGGCGCCCCGCCTCCTCTCACTCTTCGCGTTGCCGCCGTGCAGGTGGCACGGCCCCGTTCCTGGATGAATCGTACCACTTCCCGCGTGACGCTCGCACCAGGGCCACCTCGACTGGAAGAGCACACAGTGCGCGACGTGAGGGCCGCGCGCCGTGATGATGGGAACGTCGTGCTCGTCCAACGTGACCTCGAGAGGCGGAAGCCCGCCCGGCCGGTGGTCGCGGTCGCGCACCTCGCGGAGCCCGGCCTGGGTCGACTCGTGCGCGGCGGTGGACCGCCTGATGACGCGGCGTAGGTCGCGCGGCAGCCCGGCGTAGGTCTCCGCCGGGACGACGAGTCCCAGGAAGATCCACGATGCGGGCCGCCGCGCGTCGTCACTTGTCACGGGTCAGTCCGCCGCCACGCATCCCAGCACCAGCGCGATGACGATGAACACGGCGCCCCAGAAGATCACACTCTCCAGCAGAAGCGTGAGTCCCAGGTAGAGCAGTGCGCCGCCTATGAACGGCACGACGGTGGAGCGGAGGTTGTTCACGCCGTCACCACATGAAGAAGACGATGAGGGTGCCCACGGCGTAGAGCGGCCAGCTGACCCAGGGCATGCCCAAGATGATGAACACGAGGCTCACCGCCATGAGGATGAAGCCCGTGATGAGCAGCGCCTTGCGGCCGAGGGTTCCCCGGGCGAACACGCTTCGGAGGTTGTTCTGGATCTTCACTTCGCGTCCTGTCGTGTCGGGTTGGCGGAGGGTGGTCCCGGCCGCCGTGGTTCGATACTACCACATGTGACCTAGTGCGGCAACGTCTAGTCGTCCGACGCTTGGGCGTAGTGAGAGAAGAGGTAGCGCCGCACGTTGCCGGTCCGCTCGTCGACGCCACCCATGATAACGAGGTCGGACGCGGGAAGCAGCACGTGAGGCGCGAGGTCCGCGTCGTTCGGCTCGCGCGTCACCATGCCCATGACGCCGCCGTTGAGCAGCTCGCGCCAGACGACCAGCGGGACGCTGATCCTGCGCTGTGATGTGCGGCGCTCGTCCCCGTCGGGGTCCGGAAGGGGCACCGGCATCTCGATGTACCAGGCGACCCAGCCGTCGGCGCGCGCGATGCCCATGATGTCCTCCTGTCGTCACTGAGGCGGCCGTCGGGGGCCGCCCGTTGGAACCTACCGTTCAACCCGCTCGCCCCGCCTGGAGGATGAGCCAGGCCGGCTGACGGCGGCGACCGGGCGTCGTGCCCGGCCGCCGGCCGCATCGCTAGCCGCCGATCGCCTCGAGCACCTGCTGGTACGCGGAGTCGTCGTCGTTCTCATCCTCGACGTACGTGACGAAGTAGAGGTCGCGCGTGTCGATGACGGAGCCGGGAAGCACCACGTGGCTCGCGGGCCGAAGCGCGCCGCTGACGCCCACGTACGCGGGGTCCATGACGAGGCCGTGGATCTCTTCCAGCGGCTCGCCGGCCGTGCCCGACACCGCCACGGCGTGCCACGTGATCACCTGCAGCTGGCGCGACGTGGTGATGTCCCACGTCCCGTCCTCGTTCTTGGGCGAGTACCAGGCCCGCCACTCCGTCTGGGTCTGAGTCATTGCGACACCGTCCTCACGCTCGGCGACGCGCCTCGTGCGCATCGCACGTCGCACGTGAATGGTACCACGCTACCGGCGGGTTCAAACCGGGGTCGCGGAAGTTTCTCCGACCCGGCTCGAACCCACCGGTTGGTGCGACTAGGACGCCGGCGGCAGGTACATCATGAAGTGCTGCTCGCGGCCGTCCGTGCCGGTGAACGACGCCACGTGCGCCGGCCGCAGGACGCCGCGCGCGAGGGTCGGGTTCGCGGGGTCGCCGTCCACGTCCATCACCCAGCCGACGACCGCGAGGCCGTCCGCGGTGTCCGGGGAGCTCACCGCCGCGGCGTCCCACGCGATGACGGGAACCTTGGTGCTCCACGTTATGTCGAAGTCCACGCCGTTCGCGGCCTTGGGCGCGTACATCGCGCGCCAGCCGCCTCCACCTGTGGTCACGTCTCTCTCCTCGTCTTCAGCGTTGCCAGTGACTGCGCTCCCGTGTCCAGCACGTCGGCGCCCGGTCCCGCGACCCACTCCAGCAGGTGCCGGTGCGAGCAGAAGTACCACTGCCGGATGCCGCCGGTCCGCAGCTGCAGCCATCCCGCGTTCAGCAGGATCGGCCCACCCTGCCGGTCGGTGACGTCCGGCAAGAACTCCGCGGTGGTCGCCACGCACTGGTCTCCCAGCCCGGTGACGGCCGGCGCGAGGTGATCGCATCGTACCACACGCACGTCCATCTCGCGCCGCGCGCTCTCAACCCCCATCACGATCTCCCCTCGTCACGATGATGTCGTCCACCACAAGTCCGCCCTCGCCGAACGCGCGCAGCGTGAGCACCAGCCGGTCGCCGCGCCGGATGTCCAGCGCGTCCGTGAGGCGGGAAGTCTTCGCGGCGTCCGGCGCACGGGTCACCTGCGCGTCGCGCGTTCCCGCCCGCGCCCGGTGCACGACCTCCTCGAAGGCGACCTCATCCGACGTCTCACACAGCCCGAGCTCATGCTTAAGCCGCTGCCACTCCATGGTGCCCGTCGTCGACGCCTCATCGTGTCGTCGAAGTACGTCGTGCCGACGGCGTGCTGCCTGTGCCAGCGGCTCGTTGCGCTCGGGCGGCGGCTCCGGCTCGGACTCCGCCTCACACTCCGGCTCCACGAACGCGCGGCGTGTGGACTCCACGCACGTCCGGCACGCGTACCGCCCGCGCTCCTCGGCGTCGACGTCGCAGCCGAACGCGTCGTGCGTCCGCCTCACGGCGTCCTCGAGGTCATCCAGCGCGCGCTCCAGCAGACGCGTGGTCTTATCACGCTGCACCGGACCCATGCTGACCTCACTGAGCAGGTCCAGCAGGATGGACCGCGCTCCCCACGTGGTGAGATTGCCCTCGCGGTCCGTGTGCATTACGCGGCGGGCGTACTCGTGAGCCTCGGCGACCTCGCGCGCCGAGGCCACACCGTCGGTCACACGCCCACTCCGAAGCGCGTCGAGGTCGACGCGGCGCTCGCCCGGTGTCGGGGTCCTCGCCATCACTCGCCGTCCTCGTCCTCGTCGTCATCCCCGACCTCGAGCGTCGTCCGGGCAACCGCCGCCAACGTGAGGTACCGTGCCAGCAGGTCGCTCACCAGCTCGTCCAGGCGCTCGAGGAACGCCGCGACGTCCTCGTTGTCGTCGGACGCCGGCCCGTCCAGTGCGTGGTGCTTGACGGCCTGACGGGCCCGCTCCACCTCACGGGCGCACCGGACGCGGAACGCCAGGTCCACATCGGTCGCGATCACTTCACTCACCGTCCTCATCGTGGTCGTCTTCCTCACGGACCGGCGCGTCACTCACCGGGTCGTCGGCCGGCACGTAGTCGCCCGCCTCGACGCTCCAGCGTAGGTACTGTCCCGGCAGCGTGGGGTCCTCACGCTCGAGCTCCGTGACGAGCTCCGGCGCGCGCCAGGGGCTGGTGTGCTTGGAGACCCTCATCACGGGCCGGTCGCGGTCCACTTCCTCGGCGACCGCCCGGCCACGCCGCGACTTCATCGCCTCACGGAACGCGCGCTCATCGTGATCGTCTCTCGCGGCGGCCGCGTACGCGTCGTAGCCCTCCCGCTCGCGCCTTCGCTCCGCGACGTCCTCGGCCCAGGTGTCGGCGATCTCGCGCGCCGCGACGTCCAGCCAGAGCAGCGTGCCGGCGATCACCACGTCGTCCAGCGCGTCGGACCGTTCATCGGCGGACGGTCCCTCGTAGGCGCGGCGTCCCGCTCCCGCGTCCCGCGCGCTCTCCAGCGAGAACTGCCACATGTCCGTGATGCGTCCCAGGGCGCGCGCGAAGTTCCGCTCCGCCTCCGACGGCTCTTCATTCTCGCGCTCAATGCCTTGCATCCTCACCACTTCCTCATCTTCTCGTGTCAGTCGATCGTGTCCAGCGCATCCTACCAGGTGATCAAGATTTCTTTTCTTCACGCATTAGGCGTTCTTGTACGACGTGTGCACGGCCACGCGCGATCTCATCCGCTTCGCGTTGCGTGCACGCTTCCACGTAGCCGATGAAGAAGATCTGATCCCACGAGTCCACGGTGATCAGGGCACGTCCCAGGTCCGGTGCCCAGCCGTCCACCATGCCCGTAAACGTTCCGTCCGTGCACAGCTGCCACATCCAGACACGGTGCGCGCTTCCGCCTCCTCCGTCATCTATGAGTGCCCACGTGACCACCGTCGGAACAACAAGCTGCATGATCTTTTTATTCATCTTCACTCCTCGTGTCAACGTCCTGTCAGCCTCAAAACCATTCTACCATCCCAGGTCTTAACTTCACTCCATTCAACCTCAGCTTGTGTGCTATTGGAACAGTGGAACATTGGAACACAAAAAATGCATGTCGAAGGGCCTTGCGCCAGCGTGTCGCATCGTTTCTCGACATAGTCGTTGTTTTACTGTTCTACTGTTCTAACTGTTCCAGTTGAAATATTCCTAACTAAGAAAATCAACTTCAGGGCAAACTTGTGATAAATGATTATGTGGAACACTGCCCTGGAACACTATCAAAATCGTCCTCCCTTTGCCGTTCCAAATCCTCACAACCACATGTGATTTCCATCATTCATAAGCCTAAACATACGTCCCAGGTCGGGTGGAACGGAAGCCGTTCCACCCTTGCCGTTCCACCCATGACATAAAAAGTGCCGCTGGAACGGCAGTCACCCTACCGTTCCAGCGGCATCTTCACGGGTTAGAGCAGCGCGCCTCCCATGATCGACAGCGCCGATGTTGCGGCGCGAACGCCGCCGAAGCCTCGCTCTCTCTTACCCGACCGGCGGTCGTTGAACCGTTCCAAGCCGGGCATCTTCGCGACCGTGCGACTTAGGTGCACGCCGTTGTGCCGGTCCACCTTCGACACGCCGTTCGCGTCACACCATCCCGTGTACAGCTGGAACAGCTGCGCGTTGGTGATCCAGTCGCCGGTCAGGGTCGCGTCGCCGGTGACCTCGAGGCACTCGTCCACGAACGCCGCGAAGTGGTCCTCGTCGGTCCGCAGCTCGATGACCGCGGCCTTGACCGACTCCGGCGCGTCCAACTTCTTACCACGCTCGTGGAAGTCGCGCAGTCCGGCCAGGCACCAGTTCAGGATCCCCGCGCCCTCCTCCTCGTGCAAGATGCGCGCGTAGTCCGCGATCTTCTGCTCCTCCGAGACCTTCGCCCGGAAGAGGATGCGGTGCATGCGGCGCCAGATGCCGTCGCTGGAGTCCTTGAAGCGCGGCTGCTCATTGCCCGCGATCCAGAACTTCATCTGCGGCTCGAAGAAGAACCAGTTCTCGCGCATGTGCTGCGCCTTGATCCGGGCAGAGCCGGTGAACGACTTCATTCGCTCGACGTCTACGTGCTTACCCTGCGGGATCTCATCGACGAACACCAGCCGCGCGCCGGCGAGGTCCGCGACGATCGCGGCGTGCGACTTGTCACCCTGGGTCAGCAGCTTGGTCGACGCGACGGTCGCGTAGTCGCCCATCATGAACATGAGCGTCTCCACGAACACGTTCTTGCCGTTGGCGCCTACGCCCTCCAGTGAAAAGAACGCGTGCGCGGTCGTGTCGCCCGTCAACGTGTAGCCCGCCAGCCGCCGGAGGTACGTGGCCAGCTCGGCGTCATCGCACGTGACGAACCGAACGAACTCTTCCCACCGCGGACACGTCGCCGCCGGGTCGTACGCGACGTCGGCGGCGCGTGTGCAGAGGTCCTCGCGTCGCGGCCTTGTGAACGTGGACGTCCGTAGGTCCAAGACGCCGTTTCGGACGACCAGGCTCCACTTGTCCCGGTCCAGCGACTCCGGCGTCAACGCGAGCTCAGGATGCGACTCCGCGTTCTTGAGCATGGCGACGCGTCCGGCACGACTGCGCGACTTGCTCGCGAAGGCGCCCCAGCGGCGACGCTCCTCGTCATCCGTCACCGTAAGTGCGTGGCGCTCGACGTCGTCCGCCACGGACAGCGTCAGGTCCATGACACGGTTGAGTCGGTCGCGTATCCAGTAGACGCCGTTCCAGATGAACCACGTCTGGAGGTCCGCGACGAACCTGATGTCAGCGCCGTGCAACTTAACCAGCCGCTGGGTGTTGCCCGAGTCGTCCATGTCGTCACCACGGACGCCGTTAAAGCGAATGGGAATGTCACCACCCCCGTCACTTCCGCCGCCACCCACGCCCGGCGGCCCACCTCCGCCGTCGCGTCCTCCCGCTCCATCTCCGCCAAAGTCGACGGCGATCACGGTTCCGTTGACCTCGTCACTTACTGACTCACCCGGTGACGTAGGTTCCGGGTTGCCTCCGCCCGTGACCACGCCGTCGCGTCCGAGGATCGCGGGGCGCCACGAGGGCAGCTCTTCCGGCGGGTCGAACTTCCGCATCAGCTTGTCGATCTTAGACTCGATCATCCACTCTTTCCAGCGACGTGACAAGTCTTGCGTCCACGAGTTGACCTCCGGCCAGACGCGCGTGAACAGCGCCTGCTTAGTCGTGACGCCATCGAACATGTACAGGTGAAAGAGCCAGTCGCGAATGAAGTCGTCTTGGGACCCCTGAGGCGGCCCGCCGTTGCCGATGACGGATAGATCGAGCGGTCCATTGGAGCCGCCTGAGCCGTAGCCTGAGCCCCGCGTTGGGCGGCTTCCGGGAGCCGTCCGCAACCACAGCAGCAGCTCATCAGACGTCGACTGTGGTTCGGAAATACCGCCGACCCACGCGCGGTGCGACCCCGGCTCCGGCGGCAGCACGACGTAACCGCCGTTCGACTTCACGTCGACGCTGGGCAGCACGCGCACGCGCGATGTGATCGCCCGGTCATCGCCCGTCTCGTAGAACAGGTGCATGCCGCCGGACTTGGTGCGTGCGCGCAGCGTGTGCGGTAGTGACCAGCCGCCCGCGACCCACGACTCCCACTGCTCCAAGGTCTCGAGTCCGGTCAGGCCGGTGTCCACGTCCACCGTCGTATCGAAGTCCACCACGGTGATGCCGGAGATCGCACCACATGCGACCCCGACCAGCGCGCCCGGCACCTGCTTCAGTGCACGAGCCAGGCGCTCCGGATCCGTCGTCGCGGCATACACGCCGTGACAGATCGGACACTCACACGCGATGACGTCGTGGGCGCCACGCGTACGCGCGTCCTTGCAGTCTCCGCACTCATACGAGGGCGGCTCCTTGGTGTCCGGCACGACGGCGAGCAGCGCCCAGCCGCGCGCCAGGTACGACGTGATCGCGGGCCACCGCGGGTCGTTGGGACCCCCGTCGAAGGTGCGGTCACCGCCCGGACCCCCCGCGGGGTCCACGGCCGTCACCACGTGACGCGGACGCGACGCACGCCCGCCTTCGTCGTTGACATCGTCATGATCGTTCCTCTCACGCCGTGTGAACCGGACGCGTGCCGCGCCGGCACAACCTCGGCCTCCGCGCACGATGAGGACGCGCCACCGCTCCGTTCGCCCGCGCGGAGGTCGAGGTCTACTACCCTAATTGCAAGACCAATTCAACGGACCACGCCGCGGCGCGACGCCGCCACGCCCGTGATCTGGTACCGTAGAACCAGGTCGCCCGCCCAGCACGCGCTCGTCGCTCCCCGGCGGGCGACCGCCCCCACCCAGAGATGAGGACACGATGATGTACAACCCCCACAAGTCCACGACGCCTCGCCGTGAGCCCGAGCTTCGCCCCTGGCCCCTCGACCGCGTCGCCGACGACGGGACCCGCGACACGGTCACCGTGCAGGGCTACCTGCTCGGCCGCGCGACCAGCGAGAAGGAGGGACACAACCACGCGGAGGACTTCACGCCCGACGGCCAGCGGTGCTCCGCCTGCCGCTGGTTCGAGGTCATCATCATCGACACGTCGGACGACGCCGAGGCGGGTACCGACTACCTCGTGTACACGTGCGGCCGAACGATGCTGCCGGGCGAGCACGACCGCACGCGCTTCGTCTACACGGACAGCCCGCACGAGGTCGTCTCCGCGCTCGTCGTCCGCCAGCACGGCCAGCCCAAGCTGCCCGTCGCGTCCGACCGCGCGCTCGCGCAGGCCGCGTGGCTCGACAACGAGATCGCCGACGCGTACGTGAACCGCGCCGTCGCGTAGTCGATCGCGCGCGCTCGCGTAGCCACATCGCCGACCAAAGATCTTGTAAGACCTGGTTGCATCACCAGCTCATGTGTGCTAGATTGTTCGTATCGCACCAAACGGACGGCAACACACGACAAGATGAGGGACGGCGATCATGACCAACACCACCTCTATCCCGGCCACCGACAAGCAGCTCGCGTTCATCCGTAAGCTGCTCGTCGAGCGGGCCGTCACCGTGGTCACCGAGGACCACCTGCTCAAGCTGAGCAAGCTCGGCGCGTCGCGGACCATCGACAAGCTGATGGCGATGCCCAAGGTCGACACCACGGCGGGCCCCGTCACCACGACGGGTCCCACCGCGCCGGCGAAGGTCACGCTGGACGACGGCCTGTACATGCTGGACGGCGAGGTCTACAAGGTCAAGCGGTCCAACGGCGCGGGCCGGCAGTACGCCTCGGTCCTCGTGCCGGGCGCCGACGGCAAGGGCGGCTCCTTCCACTACGCGAAGGGCGTCGTCTACCGCCTGACTCCCGAGAGCAAAATGACCATCGAGCAGGCCAAGGCGCACGGCGCGCTGTACGGCCAGTGCGCCTGCTGCGGCCGACTGCTCAGCAACGACGAGTCGATCGAGCTGGGCATTGGCCCGATCTGCCGGGAGAAGTACTTCGGCTGACCGGGCCCACCGTAAGCACCCGCCGCGCGGCCGACGAGTATCCGCCCAACTCGTCTTCCCCCGAAGGTCGCGCGGCGGGTCCCCCTCGGTACCTCCAAGATCCACCGTCTAAGTGGACGGTGGTCGGCCGACCCAGCGGCCGGCGCACAAGCGCGACGTCCGGACCCTCCGCGACGCGCCGTGGGGCGAGGATCGGCTCGCCCGCCTGGGGCACGACCTAGTGGCGCAACGGTAGCGCAGCGGACTCTTAATCCGCGGGTTGCAGGTTCAAGTCCTGCCTAGGTCACGCGGCTCATAGCTCAACGAGTAGAGTCCCGCGTCAAGCCGCGGGCGACGTGGGTGCAAGTCCCACTGTGTCGCGGACCACTCGGTGGCACGACTGGTCCAACGCCACAACGCGCCGTGCGGCGGCGTCGCACCTCACGGGTACCTGAGGTGAATGGGTATGATAAGCGATCGGCCGGTCGCTTATCATCCCACCGCGCAACGCCCTCCTAGCTCAGGTGGATAGAGCGCGACGCTACGAACGTCGAGGCCGCAGGTTCGAGTCCTGCGAAGGGCACGCGGGTGGCCGAGGATCCTAGGCTACTCTCTCGTGAGGGAAGAGCGGATGTCTGCAGACAACACGTCGACCAACTCCGCGATCTCACGTGGTGACGCACAAGTCGACCGGGAGCGTCACCGGCCATCCGCATCTAAGAGCCCATAGCTCAAGAGTAGAGCATCCGATTTAAACCGGGTGGATGCGGGTGCGAGTCCCGCTGGGTTCACCACCCGGTCGACCGGGTCGATGTGTTGTCGCGTCGTGGACGGACGCGGCGCCGGCCTCATCGACCTCTCGCGCCCAAGCGCGGTTGACCGGGCGTCCGGGCGAGGCACGAGCACCACTCGTGCCTCGCCCTCGTATCACAGCGTGACGACACGAGGAGAGATCATGACCACACCGCAGGCCAGCGTTACCGTACCACTGGACGAGTACCAGCGCATATCGAGCGGTCTCACATCGGGCGGCGCCCTCATGGTCGCGGGCGCCGCCTTCGCCGTGGGCGTCATCGTGGGCGGCTTCGTCTTGCCCGACGGCGACGGCGCCGGCGCGCCGCCGCACGACCGCGTCAGCGTCATCACCACGGTGCCGGCGCGTTCCACCCCGTAGCTCGGCGGGTGACCACGCTCACGCGCGACGAAAGATCTCGTGTGAGCGTGGTTGCACGACTCGTGTTGATGTGCTACATTATAACCAACAGCACGACCACGACAAGACGAGGGATGCTGACATGACCGACCCGATCTACAACGCGGACGACGTTGACGTCACCAAGTACGTCGCCAAGTTGAAGCTTATGATGAAGCTCGCGGAGAACGCGGGCACCGAGGGGGAGGCCGAGGCCGCGCAGGCCAAGGCGTTCGAGTTCATGCAGAGGTACGGACTCACCGCCGCCATGGTCGCCAAGACCGAGAGCACGAAGACCGAAGAGCGTAAGTGCGTGGTCATCGACACCTTCGGGATCTACGCGCGGCAGCTGCGCAACCTCGCGTGTGGCGTCTCGTACGCGGTCGCCGGGTCATACCCGCTGGTCGCCGGCAAGAACAGCAGGCAGTACGTCTACGTGTACGGCTACGAGTCGGCCACGTACACGGTGCAGGTGCTTTACTCCTCGCTGGCCATGCAGGCGCAGTCCGCGCTTAAGATCGCGTGGGCCGACGCGCTGAAGGTCCGGCCGCGGCTCAAGAGCGCGACCGCCATGGAGAAGTTCGTGTGGAAGCGGACCTTCCTCATCGGCTTCACCAACACGGTCATCGACCGGCTCAACGCGGCGCGTAAGCGGACCGTGCAGGCGTCCGAGGACGCGGGCATCGTGGGCGCCGAGCTCGCGCTCATCGACCGCGACAAGCAGGTCGAGCTGTGGGCCACGACGTTCTCCAAGGGGCACGTCAAGACGACGGGTCTGACCAGCTACAGCTACGACGGGTTGAGCGCGGGCCAGAGCGCGGGACAGAGCGCGGACCTGGGCAGCGACTCCAGTGTGACGGGGTCGTCGGCCAGGCAGCTCACCTAGAGACTCGCCGGGCGGCGGTGCCCACGCCCTCCGCCCGGCGTCCACCCGACCAGAGACCATGACAGGAGATCACGGTGGCAAAGATCATGACAACCCAGGACCTCACCAATCACGTGGAGGCCGTGCGTGCGGCCGCCACACGCGCGCAGGATGCGCCGACGGACACGACCGTGGCCGTGGCCCTGACGACCGCACTCAACAGCCCGAAGAACTTCAACGGCCGCAAGGTCATCGCACGTGAGGCCGCGACGTACACGCACCCGAGCCCGGTCGTCAAGGGACCCGTCACCAGTAAGATCATCGACAAGGTCCTCCTCGAGGATGACGCCGAGGTCTACCAGTGCCGCACCTGCGGGTCGCCCTGGCCCTCCGCCCAGAGCGCCATGGCGCACACCGGCGCCCACTCCCGCACCGCGGATGAGCGGTCCAATGCCGCCCGGGCCGGCGCCGCCGCCGCGGCCGAGGCGCGCACACGAAAGGCGAAAGAGACCATGACCCAGGCGCAGTCCCCGACGACGAACCTCGACGGCACGTACACGGCCACGCCCTCGGCGGTGGCCGCGAAGGTGGCCGCCAAGAACGCGACTCCCAGCGGCGCGCAGGCGCGTGACGCCATCGACGCCGTGGTGCACAACGCGACCACGCGCGTCAGCGGCGTCATCCATCCCGACGTCCACGAGATCGTGCGCAACGCCCGGGCGCTCGCGC